TATCCATCGGTTAGTAGAAGAAGCGTTGATGGAACTCGATAAGAACGCTGCCAGAAATTATATTGAATATCGTAATACCCGTAAACAGGGTAAGAAACAGATGGATGATATTCTCAATACTATCGAAGCTATTAGCAGAGAAACAGATAAAAACAATGCTAATACTTTGTGTTCCCCGGCATCCAAGATGGCGCAGATCGCAGAGTCTGTCAATAAGTTCTATGCTTTAGAACATGTATTACCGAAAGACATAGCCGAAGCTCATAAACTTGGACAGATTTATATCCACGATTTAGGCTTCTATAAAATCACGTACAACTGTTTGAACTTTGCAGTTAGTGATTTATTGAACGATATGAAAATGCCTCACGGGTATCTACGTAGGCCTAAACATATCGGAACAGCTTTTGCATTGGCTGCCATTGCACTTCAAAGTGCAGCGAACAGCCAGTTCGGTGAACAACCACTGCCGAACTGAAACTCTGTGAACTTATAAATATAAGGTGTCTAATTAACGTTTAGGAACTACAGGAAATGGTAGTTAGTAATTAGGCTAACTGGGAACGTCTTAGTTTATTATTCCGGACTAAGAAAAATCCAGTGCTTAAATTTTTATTTAAGTTAATCGACTATCGAAAGTGTAAGTAATAGGGAAACCTTTTACCCAGTAAATGAGTAGAGTAGGGGACAAGTGAAACTCTTGTTTTCAAAGCGCAGAGCACGGATTTTATCTGTAAAATGATAAATCCTAATGATATAGTCAGGCCGTGTAGTAATACACTCCGGGTATAGGAATAAACAACATAGATACAGAAATGTCGGAGTTTCTGAGTGATTCAGATTCCTACGACGAATTATTTCAAGCATGTGAGGGATTTATTGGAAACCTGAATACCCTTCATGCAAGAGCAGGTCTTGGTGGCCCGTTATTATAGAAATATAATAAATGTACCCAGCAAAATCGGTGGAAAGCTTAATTATTAAACGGGTAATTAAGAGAATACCGAGGTAAGTTATCAGATAGCGAAAGGCTGATAACCACCGTAGAGCGTAGTAAGTGAATAAATATAATCTTACCAAGAGTGTTGGGCATGCTATAATATAGGTATAGCTATTCTTTAACAAGAATACGTAACGTTAAACGACGATGAAAATGTACGCCGAACTTATAGGTGACTATAAGAAGTTAGGATAAAAAGCCTAACGATAACATATTGAATCAGGTACCGTTTACGTCTATTACCTTAGGTATGGATACTTCTCCAAAAGCCCGCTTGATCACTAAAGCTATTCTGGAAGCTTATGAAGCAGGATTAGGGCATGGAGAACAACCGATGTTCCCTCGACAGATATGGGGGCGTCCTGTGGTGACACAGGACTGATAACAGTGTGAAGGGGTAGATGCCCCGTGTCTGGCTTGCCAGGCTAACGGTAGAAGTTAAATAAGACTAGTTCTACGACAATTAGAACTCATGGTCCATAGGCGAATACGCTTCAGAAGAGATGCTACGGTCCAGAAATGGATAGCAGCGGATACCGTGCTAAGTCTATACGTGTATAGAAAAGTGTAACGACTATTCCGACAGGAAGTAATGAATAGGTGAAATTCCTATTTGAAAAGCGCACTGAGAGTCACTGACTCTATGAGATAGTCTACTCCGTACAAATATCTCGAAAGAGACGGTATAAAGGAATATTTTGTTCAAAATAAAATCTGGTATCAATCGTAATCCAGAAGACCCTAACTATGATTTATACCAGTTAGCATTGAAAGTCACGGGAACACGTATGTTCCCAACGTATATCAATATGGACTCTAGCTTTAATGAGCCCTATGGTACAGAAGTAAGTTATATGGGGTGGATGATGCCCCCGTATCCAGTAATGGGTATGTAAAAAGTGTTTGAATTGCTGGAACAGAGCAAATGCTCCACCTAAAGCCCAATATGCTACAACATAGGTATGAAATATAACCAGGTGTGAATGCGACGAAAGTAGAAAAAAATATTGGGATAGTATATGGTTAAATCCTAAGTACTGTTTAGAATGGGAAATCAGCAGCGAAGCCTTGAATAGAGGAACGTTCAACGAGTAAGTGCCACAAAAACGTGTGGACAGTGGATACCTTCCTACAGTGAGGAAGAAGATGTACTCTTTTCTCTAATGAAAGTTAGAGATGGGTTAATTCCCTGATTGGGCGTAACGTACTCAATTGAAAACCAGGTCGTACCCGTATAGCGTCAAATGTCAATGGTCCCGCAGTAGCAAATGGTCGAGGTAATATTGCATTTGTTACAATAAATCTTCCATGGATCGCACTGGAAGCCAAGGGAAACATTGATAAATTCTTTGAGATCCTGGAATCTCGCATGAAACTGTGTGAGGACCAGTTGATTCATCGTTATAATATTTTAAAGAAACTGAGAAGAAAAGATGTACCGATGAATATGTCTGGACTGTGGTTAAACTCTAAAGACCGACCAGAAGAAGAGACGATTGAAGAATCGTTAAAGAACGGTACATTATCCTTTGGGTATATTGGGATCTATGAAACCCTGATGGCACTGACCGGCAAGGGGCAGCATGAATCTCAAGAGTCCCAAGAGCTTGGCCTGCGTATCGCCAAGTTCATGTATGACTATTCGGTAGGCTGTACAGAGCGGCATCACCTGAATTTCTCGGTAATTGCAACGCCTGCAGAGTCTGCATGTCATACCTTGCTTAAAGCTACCAGACGTGCATTTGGCGTAGTAGCTAATGTTACAGATAAGGAATACTTTGTAAACTCCTGCCATGTGGCACCATTTGCCAGAGTAACTGCTGAGCAGAAGATCAAACTGGAAGGACCGTATCATAAATATGCAAATGCAGGCCATATCCTGTATATCGAAGCGGGAGCTTCTCCTGTAGGTAATATTGCTTCGATAGAAAAGATCATCAATGAAGCCTGCGATGCAGATGCGGGATACATTGCGATCAATTTCCCAATTGATTTCTGTAATGGCTGTGGACATCTGGGAGTAATCCCCTTGGAAGGCTGCCCGCAATGCGGTTGTACAGACATTCGCCGTGTACGACGTATTACAGGGTATTTCAGTAACTACAGCAACTTCAATGAAGGTAAGCTGAAAGAATTATTTGATCGAACTACTCACCTGGGTATCCCACTGGGACTCAATGATGTAGCTGATGCGATTGTAACAACCGAATAAAACTAAGAGAGCCCTGGGATTATCCTGGGGCTTTTTATTTATTCTAAATTGGTATAAGTATTATGGGGGAAGTAAACAATGCCGTCGCTTCTCCTGCTTTTTAGTAAAAGGAGGTGTTAATTATGAATAGTAAAATTCAAAAAGAGAAAGGTGGGAGCCAGGATGATAAAGTATACAAGTTATTGTCTTCATTGTATCCATTTTAAACGTAATTATTATTTTTCACCGACATGTGCGGAATGTTTTTGGGTTACTGCATCCAGTCCGCCAACCAAGTATAACCCAGCATGTTCTATTAGTTACTCGGATCATATACCCATTGAAGATCAGGAAAAGAAAGGGAAGGGATTACTATGCAATTGATAAGTAAAGAAACTGCCATAGCGGAACTACAGAGTATAGCTAATACTATAAAAGGTGTAGGGGAATGGAAGCGCTATTTTGAAGGTTTGAAATTAGGGTACCTTTCTGCGGCTAAAGCATTGGATAGATTACCTACTGAAGAAAACCGTACAACAGCGGTACGACAATATTTCCGGGGCAACAGGTATCCTGAGTACGGAGAATGCAGTATATGTCATAAACCGTTAGTAGAAACAAGTTGTGGAGGAGCAGTCACGCGGGATGAAATAAAATTTTGCTGGAACTGTGGAGCAAAATTTGAAAGGAGTGTATGTCATGCATAATAACTCAGAAATTACAAAAGTAGAACAGTTATTAAAAGATTCGGATATTACTAAACCACTTGTAAACTATGTACACATTGCATTTATGTTGGGATATGAAAAAGCAAAAGGGAAATTTGAACGCAAGCAGGGTCATTGGGAGAAAGGTAATTGCAGCGTATGCGGTGAATCTGCTGCAACTGATAGCCACTTTGACTTTATCCCCGAGGAAGCACAGAAATATTGTTGGAATTGTGGGGCTATTATGGAAGAAAAGAAAGGGAAGGGATTACTGTGCAATTGATAAATAAAGAAGCTATAGTGCGATATTTAATGAAAACGCGAAATGAAATGCAAGCAGATGGTAATGAGTATATTTTGGGACAGAAAACAGGGTTAGCAACGGCCGTTGGTATTATATTATCCTTTCATACAGTAGAAGAACGCAAGCAGGGGCATTGGATTGAATTAGAACCTGATAAATATAACAACTTTATTCAATGTAGCGTATGCGGCAGCAAGTTTGGATTATATAGCAAAGACAATTATTGTCAGGCTTGTGGGGCTAGTATGGAAGAAAAGAAAGGAGATGCATCAAATGACTAAAAAGAAAGGGTATTGGAAAGAACATTTATTATTATATGGTTGCTGGATTTGTTCAAATTGTAATAAACACATCTATAATAATTTTGGAGTTAATAACTTGGAAAATTACTGTCCTAAATGTGGATCTAGAATGCAAGAAAAGGGGAATAAATAAAATGGATGAACCTATTATTAGTCCGTGGCTTATTTATCTTATTGGAAGCGTAGATGGGGTGCTTGCTTGGGCAGGCGTTCTTGGATTTTGTTTTTTAGCTCTTGCTGTAGCCTGTTTTCTGGAAAGCCAAACAAGTTATTATGAAGAAGATGAAAAACATGAATGGCGTAAAAGATTTAAAATCTTCGTGGTAGGGAGTATTATATTCTTTTTTCTTTTTACTTTAATTCCAAACAGTAGAACACTAACATCAATGATACTTGCACAGTATTTAACTCCTAATAGTATTAAAGCTAGCAACGAGTTAACTACTGAAGTAGTTAAAAATGGCGTGGATTATTTCAATGATAAAATTATTGAGATAATTAGGGAGATAAAGAAATGACTAAGTTAATAGCAATTAAAGGAATGCCTGCTCTGCCCAGGAATTGTTTCGAGTGTAATTTCATAGATGACAGTGGGCAGTATTGTTACATTAGTGGTGACACATTAGTACCTAATATTTGGTGTACAGATATTGAGGGTATAGACGAGAATATGAGAGTCATAGAAAGTGGTAGACATAAAGATTGTCCATTAATTGAGATCGAGGACGGTGAGAAAAATGGATGACCCTATTATTAGCCCATGGGTTATCTATCTTATTGATAAGATAGATATGATAGGTATACTATTCTTTATTGCATGGATAGCAGGGTGTCTAGGAGGGGTACTGTGTTTAATTGAAGGTTCATCAATTATATATACACAAGAGGAACAGAAGATATGGCATAAAAGAGCCAGGACGACATTTTTAGTGGTTACTATATTCTTTATAGTTGCAATGCTTATGCCTAACAGTACGACCCTAACAAAAATGATTATCGCACAGCAAATAACACCTAATAATATTACAGCTACTAAAGAATTAACTACTGAAATAATGAAAGATACTGTGAATTTTATTGCAGATAAAGCTATTGAAGTAATTAAGGAGGTGAAGAAATGAAGCGTATAAAACAATTTAAAAAGGCTTTCAGGTTATCACGTCGTCAGGGCTGTGATGTATCTGATCGTTGGGTAGAATTCTTGAAAAAAAAATAAGTATATCGTAGAAATCGAAGGAGATTTAAAATTATGAATATCAACTTAAATAACTTCCTATATAGAGGACAGGATATCCATAATAGAAAGTGGGTATATGGATCCCTGGTAATCCAGGAAGAAGAAGCGTTTATTGTTGAGTACTCAAACTGGATAGGTGATGATTATTCAGAAATGGTTGCAAAAGAGGTAGATATTGAAACTGTAGGGCAATGTACTGGCTATTTGGATACAAAAGATAATCGTATATTTAAAGGTGATATTCTTTATATGCCTAGTTGGAATAGCGAGTATATGCAGGTATGTTATGCCCAGGCTGCGTTTTACTTAGCGTCAATTAAACCACCAAATAGCTATTTAGCGGATATATACTATGTTATGCATGGTGGCGTACCTCAGGCAACAGTTGTTACTAATGTGTATGGCAAAGATATAGAAATTATTAAAAGAGAATTAAAAGAGCATAAGAAAGGAATTAATAAAAATGAAAATAATTGATGGCGACGCATTGAAAAATTTACCTGAATTCAGCATGGGGGTAACTGCAGGAACACAAATACAATCCATTATTGATAAAGCTCCGGAGTTGGATCTGGAAAAACTGGGGTATGAACGGGTAAAAAGTCCTATGAAAAAGTACTTGGTAGGAATTAGAAAGGACAAGGTTTATGTTCAAGATGTACGCGTAAAATTTCAATATGCCCACCATGTTGGTTATGCTACACTTTATTTCGCAGGAAATAAACCTGGATTAAGGGTATTGTCACGTATTGAAGATGTAGATGCATCATATTTTGATAAGTGTACTGGCATAACAATTGAGCCCTTTAGCGGTGACGATGAACTTTTCAATGTAACGTTTAGTACAATGTCACACGGATGCGGTCTAGTTTTAAATAAAGCAGGGATCGATACGTTAATTGTGGGAGCGGAAATAGTAGAAGTACGTGAAATACATTTGGATGAGGAAAAGGATGATGAAAATGACTAATAAGTACCCTGATGTAACTGATTTTACTGGTATTTATATTCGAGTAACCCGGGGGAGTAAATCTGTCAATGTAGATATCTTTGATGCTACGAAAGAAGAACTAGCACATTGGATCAGTGAAAGCTATGCTAAGGACCCTGAATTTCTAGTAAGGCTAATTTCTTATGTAGAAGATCAATTCAATCGAGTATTTTGTGGTAAAAATCCAACTAAAGAACAAGCAGAAGTAATAGCAACTGTAGGTTTGGAATTCATTTTAAGCCTGCGTCATATATTAGATTCAAATGAGGTACAGATAGTACATAAAGATACAATTTAGAATATCCTAGAGGAGGGTTGACTGGTATGAGCGGTAAAAAAGAAAATTCCAATCTATGGAAAAAAGTTATGGGTGATATTGTACCGGAAGTGGGTTCGGTATTTAAAATCCAAGGTGATCCCGAGTTTTATAAAATGGGACCTAATGGGGTAGAGTATGCATTCCCCGTACCTCCCGAGGCTAAGTCTGATATTGTTTTAGATTCTATCCTCACAAAGATATTAAAGGATGAAGTAGACTGGAGAATTGTTAATAAAATCACAGATTATGGATATGGATACATTAATAGTTTTTATCCTAATACTGGTGAAATTATTACTCAAAGGTTTGATTTTAATAATAAGTATCCATCAAATTATTTATATTATACTCAAGGTCTGATCTATGACACAATGGAGGCAGCGAAGAAAAACCTGGAACACGATAAGATGTTCTGGGAAAATATTATGAATCAAGCTGCTATTAAAGAGCATACAAGGTTATGTAAGAGATATCAAGAATCAGAGGAGGAATAACGTATGGGAAAAAGTTCTATAAGAAACCCCTGCATTAAAGAAAGCAAAAATATAATTTATATTACAACCATTGGGCACCACTGACTAACGGTATATGCAAATACACAATAGTACTGCAGCGTAAACAAATTAAACATTCTTTACTCAATAATTTAGAAGCGTTATAATGAAAGGACAAGTAAAATGACGAATACAAAAACTATAAAAACCACAGAAGGCAGTGAGAGAAAAATTATAGCTACTGCAGAGGAATGGAAACTTATCAGAGATTTTACTCGGTATATTAAAGCAACTAAAAATAAAGCAGCTATACAGGCTGTTTTAGGAGAGGTACAAACACATTCAAGTTGTTCTCATGTAATTCAAAATACTTGGATTACGGAATGCCCTATATGTTATGGTAAAAAATTTCACTTTATAATGAGTTTTGAAGGTGATGCAGCTCCGGGAGTATTTGGTGGAATAAAATGCTGTACCTGTGGTTTTGGTGCAGGGACAGTAATGAAGAAAACACCCAGATTTTTCTCGCATCAACTTCTATTGGATGCTATAGAGGCTTGGTCAAGTAAAATAGATGATATACTGTTTGATGGAAAGGATTATATTTTAAAAGCTTGGAAAGCCGATCTTTTAAGTGGGGAGGAGAAGGCTCCGCCTACAATTGAAAAAGAGAAATTGTTGGAATATATTGATCGAGCACTAACCTTAATAGAACAAGGTAAGGAATAACTATAAACAAATAATTCGGTTTAAGACTAGTATATCGTACTAATATATGGTATACTAGTCTTACCAATAAATTTAATGAGGTGGTATAATGTTTACTGAGAAAGACTTTGAAAAAATCTGTGAAGAACTTCCTGAGATGCTGGATAACGTTAGTATTCCCCAAGAACTTTTCAAGTATCTTCCAGAGGAACTTATAAAGAATTGTACATCAGGAAGAGATTTTATTATTAAGGAAATCAAAGAAAATGAAGCTCTTAAAGTATTAAACCGAATTGATCCTGCATATCTCTGGGTACTAATACTTTATAAAATAGTGTTACATGCACAACAGATAGAAAAAGCGTTTATAGATTATCCTAGTAGACATGACATGAAAATGGTTGATTTACTAGAGGTTTTTAATAATTTAAAAGAAAAAGAAGAAAAGTTTAATGCACAGCTCACTGAATTTCATTCTACTCTTATTATTTATGCAACTGCTCAGTTTAGAAAAGAAATGGATAAACGGTTTAAGAGATATGCAAATAAATATCTGGTTCAACGTAGAGGATGGGGAAGGAGACGCTTATGATTTGGATAACTACAGATACTCATTTCGGGCATAGAAATATAATAAAATTAGCTAATAGGCCTGAAAATTACGAGGAGCTAATTATCACTAATTGGAAAGAAGTGGTATCCCCGGAAGATACTGTTATTCATTTAGGTGATGTAGCCTGGGGTGGCAAGTATCTTTCGATAATCAAAGAATTGCCAGGACAAAAGATATTAGTTAGGGGGAACCATGATCCGTGTTCTTTGGATTATTATATGCAGCGTGGATTTAACTTTGCATGTGATTCCTTGACAATGAGGCGTTATGGTATTGATATGTTGTTTACTCATGCACCTCGAATCTTCCATGAGGCAGATGTAAATATCCATGGGCATTTACATAGCTTAGCAACTATTAAGAGCTGTTGCTTGCATTATCCGATAGCTTTGGAATGCAATGGGTATAAAATGATTGACCTTGATGTACTTGTAAGAAAAGAATTACGCGCTTTAGTTACGAAAAACAAACAAGAGGGTGTTGAAGAATGGGAACCATTAGACTAAATACAGTAATCCAGGACAGTATAACAGACGGACCAGGGATAAACCTTGTACTGGTAACCCAAGGCTGTCTGGCTAATTGCAAAGGCTGTCATAATCCTGATACTCATCCGTTGGACGGAGGCAGGGAGATGAGGATTGAGCCTTTGTTTAATCATATTACTGAAAGTACAACTGGGGTTACAGTATCTGGCGGCGAACCATTGCTTCAACTTGAAGCCGTAAAAGAAGTATACAGAATCGCTAAAGAAAAAAACTTGAAACGCATTTTGTATACAGGTTTTTCGTGTCTTAAGTTTTTAGATACGTTTCCTGACTTTGCAGACTATCTAGATTATGTAAAGATAGGACCATATATAGAAAGTATGCGTAGCAGTGCAGTTCCATATTATGGCAGTACAAATCAGGAAATATATGAAGTTAAAAATGGGAAGTTAGTTGTATGGCGTGAACAAATGGGGTGATAAAATGTGGTTTGATAAAGTAGCGGGAATGCCTATCTGGTTTTGGGCAATATTATTTATAATGTCAATAATATTTATGCTTCTGGCAAAAACTTTATTAGTAGCAATTTTTTCAGGTGGATTAGCATTATTATCTTGGCTTGCATTGGCTAGCTATTTCAGCATTGGCCCTGATGATTTTAAATTTTGATGCATAGAAAGGAAAGTATATGGATACTACACTGAAATATATGTGGTACGGATTGGCATTCTTTGCAGTCATTGTAATAGATATGATAATTCCACGTTTTATAATAGTTACACTGGCCGCCCTTGCCCTGGGCGGATTGACTGGTGCATTTAAAAGCAGTAAAGGAGAATAACTATGATATTTGTATGTGGTGATGTACATGGTGAATATGATATAGATAAGCTTTATTACCTACAAAAACTTGATGCACATTTAAAACTGTCCCGTAAAGATTATCTTATCATAGCTGGGGACTTCGGTGGTATCTGGGGAAGAAATGCTCCTAATACAGATGAAAAATTAATTAAAAGGTTATATGAAGATACCTTTCCGTGGACGACTTTATGGGTCGATGGAAACCATGAAAACTTTAATAAAATTGAGGGCTATCCTGTAACAGAAATGTTTGGCGGTAGAGTTCAAAAAATAAGCCCTCATTGCATCCACTTAATGCGTGGAGAAGTTTATACTATTGAAGGTAAAAAGATATTTACAATGGGCGGTGGATTGTCTGTTGATCAAAACCACCGTATTCCTCAGATAAGCTGGTGGCCCCAGGAATATCCCAGTCAGACAGAGAAAGACAATGCAATTAAGAATCTGGAAGCGAATAACTGGGAAGTAGACTATGTAATCACCCATACTTGTCCTTTATCTGCAATGCCAAACCTGGAACCTTTAATGCCACCATGGAGTCCCAGTTTTGATGATAAGAAAGATGATGAACTAAGTGTATGGTTCGATACTGAGATATGTCCAAAACTTAAGTATAAAAAATGGTATTTTGGACACTTTCATGTAGACTATAAATTTGATAAATATTCCGCATTGTTTAATAATGTGGTAGAATTAGGAGAGGAGAAACTATATAGTGAAGATTAAGGAATCTTGTTTTCTAGCACTGTTATTCGCTGCAATCCTTGTTTTGTCTGTGGTAGTATGGGAATTAGATACGCAGCATAAACAGAATGAAGTTGTTACAATGCCGGTAGAGGATGCCCTTAACTCTGATGTGAAAAAAGAAGAGCCTCAGGGGTTAGCAGTTATACCAGAAGAAAAGCCCGATTATTATGTATTAGACGTGGTAGCTACAGCGTACTGGACAATGGATCCCGTAGACGCTTCTGGTACTGGGCTTGCTGCGGACGGCAAACCTGCTATCCCGTATAAAACAATTGCAGTAGATCCCAATGTTATCCCAATGCAAAGCGAGGTTTATGTGCCGGACATTGGATGGTGTATAGCACATGATACTGGCGGTGCAATAAAAGGAAATAAAATAGATATTGCTATGGATTCAAAGGAAGCAGCGTATCAATGGGGTCGGCGTATTGTAAGGGTTAAGATTAAACATAGCTGACTATTAAAATAATCTCAAAAGAAAGTAGGGTATATGTATGGATGATAATTTTCTCTATGAGCCTAAGCCTAAGAAAAATATAACAAAAGTGTTTGCCGGGCTTGGGGCAGTAATTGCTGGAGTTGTTATTTTCGCAGTTCTAGTGTTCTCCAGTTTTACGATTATTGATACTGGTGAACGTGGCGTGGTACTCCGGCTTGGTAGATTCGCCAACATTATGAATGAGGGCTTGAATTTTAAAGTACCCTTTGTGGATACTGTTATTAAAATGAATGTACGTGACGTGAATTACGCAATTCAAACTGAGGTATCCAGTAAAGATATGCAGGGGATTCAGGTAGATGTAAGCCTGTTGTATGCGTTGGACCCTGCTAGTGTAGGTACGATCTACCAAACTTACGGTGTGAACTACGAAACTACTCTTATCAAACCTACGTTGCTCGAGATTACAAATTCAGTTATTGCGAATTATCCAATCGAAGAATTTGTAGAAAAGAGAGCTGAGATCTCCGATAAAATCAATGCAGCTTTTATTGCTAAAACCGCAAATAGTGGTATTACTGTGAAAAGCTTATTGATTACAAATCACGATTTTTCTGATGAATACAATAAAGCTATTGAGAGTAAAAAAGTAGCAGAGCAGGGAGCTTTAAAAGCTAAATATGATTTAGAACGTGTAACCTTGGAAGCAGAAGCTCAACTGCAGAAACAGAGATCTCTTAGCCCACTGGTGCTTCAAGAGAAAGCAATTGATAAATGGGATGGTAAACTCCCAACCTATATGGGTAACGGAGGCCAACTTCCTTTTATCTTGACTGACAAATAGGAGGAAAGTGATGGATAAAAATCAAATTGATCCGATAGCATATCCAGTGATTCTTACTGAATCTATCGATAAAACATATGTATATATTCCAGGCTTTGATAAAAGTACAGAAGGCAGGAATCTTAAAGATGCATTGGATTCCGCTACCGATTTGGTTAAAGCACTGATAGCAGAGTATAAAAAAGAAGGTAAACCTATTCCGGAAGATGTAGATCTCAATGTAGAAAATGGTGCCTTTGTAAGATGGGTCACTGTAAAATAGGGGAAATATATTATGGAACTTGTTAAACGTCAAGATACCATAATATTCAAGACACGGATAGAAGAGCGGGGGATATTCAAAGGTAAACTGAGATATATCCAATATAGCCCACGGATAAAAGCGTGGACTGCACCCGCTACTTACTCCGTGTTTATTGATATTATGTTATTTTTTAAACAGAATATTAGAATGGATGACGCTGAAACCGCTCAGTGGGTAACAGATTGCAAAGTAGTATTACGTAGACTTAATGAACTGCAGCGGGGTACCCAGAGAGAAGGTGTACGTGACGTAGTGCTTCCGGATGTAATAGATTATAAAAAAGTACCCTATCAGCATCAGAAAGAAGCTATTGCATTTGCTCTGAATATGAAGCGCTGTGCACTCTGGCTCGATATGGGGCTTGGGAAAACATTTACATCTATTACACTTGCAAGGTTACGCCATGCTATTCCAGCGTTAGGCAATGTACAAAAGGTACTTGTGATTGCCCCGAGATCTTTGATGTACCAATGGGATACAGAAGTCAGGGATATCGCAGATGAAGCGCAGAGTATTATTATAGCAGGTACACCTAGGCAAAAAGAAAAAGCTCTGTATAGTATACCAGATACTGGGCTCTCGTTCTCCATGATAACGTATGAAGGTATTTTTAATCTGGAAGAAGATCTAAAGCTGCAGGAATTTGATATGTTTATTATGGACGAAGCTACGAAGATCAAGAACCCTAAAGCCAAACGTACATTAGCTACTGCAGAGTTATGCCAGACTATTCCTTACGGTGTAGAACTGACTGGCATGGCATATGTAAATAATCCGTTAGACTTATTTGCACAGTTTCTGGCATTAGATCCCAGTGTTTACGGTACAAATCAGTGGATATTTTCAGAACGTTATATAAATTATGGTAAAGCGGCGTTTGGCAAGTATATCAAGGGCTATAAAAATATGGACGAGCTTAAACAGCGCGCTTATTTTCTAGCGTTTTCCAGAACCAAGGAACAATGCCTTGATCTACCACCACGTGTATATGAGACACGCAAACTTCCCCTCTACGACTCTCAAGCAGCATGGTATGATAACTTGGTCTCGCAGATAGACTCAGTGGTCTCAGAAGGGAACCTCGTGGACGAGGTGGGTACATCTGAAGTCACGGTTAAGTATGTTGTGGCCATGATCCAAAAGTTACAACAGGTAACAGCAGGGTTCTTAAAAACTGATATTGGAGAGTATCTATGGCTTGATAGCCCTAAATATGAAGAAATGTATTCTATTATATCTAACAGTACAGATTCCTTTATTATCTGGGCAAGTCATACTTACGTACTGAAAAAGCTGCAGGAATACTTACTGGCTCGAAAAGTTTCGGTAGAAGTACTAGACCGCAGGGTATCTAACAGTAAGCGCAAAATAGTCAAGGAACGCTTTAAAAAGGGCAAATTAAAGGTAGTTATTTTACAGATAGCATCAGAATGCAGAGGCAACGACTTTACATGTGAAACCAATTCTGTCAGTGCTATTTTCTTTGAAAATACGAGCAGTATTGAAGAACGAAGCCAGGCAGAAGATAGACAGCATCGCATTGGTATGACAGGTACAGCAGTGTACATCGATCTTATCTGTGAGGATACCTATGACGAAGGTATTCAGTTATTACTTCAGAATAAAAAGACTATTGCTCAGTATATCCGTGAACAGGATCTGCAGCTCCTATTAGGTAAAGGTGGATCTATAACTGTAAAGAAAACGAAAAGCAAGAAACGTCCAAAGATGCCGGAAGAAGTTGAGGCGGAGCTGGAAGAACGTAAAGCAATAGAAGCTGAATATTTAACTGAAATCGACGGGTTTGAGTCGCTTGGAATGGGTTAAATGGTATAAGTATAATATAGGGATAACTTAACAGTTATTCCTGACAAAAATACAAAGTTCTTTTTAATTAAAGAAAAGAGGTGAAGAAAATGTAGCGTGTATACTGCAAAATAAACAAATGTTTGCGAGATATTGACAAACTGTGAAAACTATGATATCATTGCCATTAGGGAGCTAATCTTAATAAACGAGGTTTAGCAAATGGCAGAAAGAGAATCCAGAGGCAGGAGCAGAAGAACTGATGTTCTCCCGAATGATGTTCCACTCGTGCCTCCTCATATGATGCAGAATGAAGATTCTGGCGACACAGATAGTTACAGTAGCAGAGGTCGTCGAGTAAAAGGTTTACATAGCAGCATTTTAAAGCAGCTTAAGGATCTGGATGTTACCGATGTAGATGATGCTCGCATTATACAGATGATGCGAAAAGGTAACCGTGAAGGAAACTATTTGCTGTTCTGTAAACATTACCGGTATATCTTGCATAAGATCATTGAGATAACCCAGGGTAACTGGTATTCTGATGATATTTTACAAGCAGGTGCAGTAGGGCTTTATGAAGCTGCGAAGCGATGGGATGAAAGTAAAAAATGTACATTTCTTACTTACGCACACTACTGGATCTTAAAATTTATTTATATCGAAATCCGTAATGAACTTCTTCCTTTAGGAGGACTCGGATTAGGCAGAGATGCCAAAGAGCGTTTATTTAATTTCATTAAGTATATAATGATGGGCTATTCAGATGAAGAAATTATGGAACGCTTAAGGATCAATGAAAAAACGTTAAAAGAACTGAAGATCTTGAATTCCATTGCATCAAGAACTAAAAGCTTAGATAACGTGGTAGACTCAGATAATGAGGAAGAGGAAGCTTATAATCAAATAGGAGTCCCTTCACATCCTAGTGCAGAGACGGAATACCTAAACGAAGAGTTTCTTTCGTATGTAGAAAAGCAAGTTAATGATTTACGAAAGACTGAACCTAAGCTTGCCGAGTTTTTAGATTTAGAGCTCGGTTTAAATGGCCAGTACCAGCTAGAAAAACCTGAGATCTGCGCTGCACTGAATATTACTAAACGTGAATATTCGCAGATGAAGCGTGCTGGTAACCGTTACCTCCGTATCCAGATGATTGGTGACGGTTGGTATGATGCCCCACCTGAGAATGAAACTGAAGGAGAAATAGAATGCCGCGCACAAGAAAAGCTAGAACAGTTACAGTCGAATATTTAGATGAAAATACAGACGTAAATATAGATAATATTCTATACTTCGTAGGTATTGATCCATCCTATTCTTCGACTGGACTTGTTATTCTTGACAACAAGACTAATGAACCTGTTGTAGCTATGACAATCAAGGCAGGCGTTCCTACTGAAAGATTTCATGATCGTATCAAAAAACTACTTGACAAATTAGCTGAATGTATATTAAAATACAATCTAGAGGATGTCTATGTAGTAATGGAAGGAGCTTCGTTCGCCTCTGAGTTTAATGCTTTTAAACTTGGAAAGCTTAGCGGAGTAGTAGAATTTTTCTTAGGCGAGAACAAAGTTTCGTACAGTTTAGTAGCCCCGACTTATGTTAAAAAAGTAGCTTCAGGTAGCGGAAACGCAAACAAAGAGCAAGTTATCAAGGGCGTTCGTGAACGCTGGGGGTATCGTCACTCTAACAGTGACATAAACGATGCCTATACGATGGCCCAAATTGCTCGAGGGGCAAAGCCGCTCCCTAGGCCAGCTAAAAAACTGGGGGGGCGTAAGGATGGAAAATGAAATCCCTGATAGTCGGGTACGACACCCATATCTGATTTCAAAAGAGGTCTTCATCAATGATTTCCTGCAAGGGTATCCTGAAAAAGGATATGAAGAAGTAGAGTGGTGGTATGATAATATGCTTACTCACTTTTATGAATATCTAAATGAAGACGTCCGAAACAGAGTTTATTTGCCAAGGGTCGGTGTAATTTTTACAGGTACTGTACCAGCCAATCCTGAAAAAGGATTACCTGAACGGTATCGATATCGACTGAGCTGCAAAACATTCTCTAAACCTAAATGATAGAAAAGAGGAATTTCTAATGAAAGCACTTACACAAGCAGAAACAATTGAAAAACTGGCGGAAGCCAATAACACCTCTAAAGCAGAAGCTGCAAATGCCTGGAAAGGTTTTATTGCATTTCTGAAAGGTCAACTGGATGAAGGTAATAACATTCGTCTGGGTGAACTTGGTGTTCTGACTAAAAAAATCCGCCCGGCTGGTGTAGCTCGTGTACCTGGTACCGGTGAAACTGTAGAAGTACCGGCTCGTTACACTTACAAGCTGAAAAAACGCCCGCAAGACATGTAATCAATAATTTGCTATTCTCTCTGAATTCCCTGTGGAGTATCCAGCTACTTCATGGGGAATTCTTTTTATGTATTGACATTAAAATTCCTCTGTGATATAATTAGCCCATCAGTAAATAAGCAATTTAAAACAAGAAAGAAGGTTTCTACAATGGCAAAAATTACCGTAGCAAGAGCTCTTACAAAATTAAAAATCATTCTCATTAAGTTGAATGATCTTAATCGTAGCCTTAAAAAATATGGCTATGTAACCAGTAAAACAACTAGTCAACTGTCTAGTCATAAAGATATCAATGCTAATCATTTAGAAGCTAAGAAAGAGTATGCAAAACTTTTAGCCAGTTTCGATGATTTGATTACTGATTATACTCAAATCAGCTTAGCTATTTCTAAATCGAATTTAGAAACTACGATCCACACCGATGAACTGGGGACTATTAGTATTGCAGAGGCTATGCTCTTAACTCAGAAATTAGATAAACCCCTGTCAGATAAATTATCAGCGTTAAGTAGTGCTCGGGAAGAAGCTGAGAAACTTGCTAATGCTACTAATAAATCTATAAGTGCTGTAAGTAGTGGCATGACTGCAGAAGATATAGAGAAATTAAGATCATTACCTGTAACTTTATTTGACCAGGAAGTTTTAGATAATGCCGCTAAGAAATCTATGTTCTGTGGCTATGAGCTGAATCAGTTAATAAATGAAAGCAATGCGATAACTATGATAGAGATCCCCGATTGATTTAAACTTATAATGTCTGTTTAACGAAGTAACTCTCGAAATTTACCTATTTGTTTTTATACAACAATATGTTAGGATCAGGTGTGTGCAAGATAATATATTGTGCCATTTGACCAAAATGTAGCAAATTAGTATGTGAGATCAAACGTCTATCAGTACCTCAGCGTTCTCAGCATCCTAGTTTAAAGTGTATAAGTCCAAATTCAAATCCTAATTGTGACTTAGGTGGCTTCGGTTACTGGAGTGACTTGGTGATACTCTGAGAGTGGAGCGTTAGGCTGTTACGCAGACATTTATATATGATACGCCTTGGTTTAATTACCAGGGCGTATTTTATTTAGGCTCAAAATCATTTGACACAAATGAGAAATTTATGGTATAATGAGTATGCCTAAGGTTAACAAGGTAAACAATGGTAATCAAAGGTAAACAAAGATTAAGTGAGGTATTGAGAAATGGCTAAAAAGAATGAAGATGCTCAAGTATTGAAAGATGCGACTACTGAAACTGGTGCTCCTGTAACTGAATTCTTAAAAGACAAAAAAGCTGATAACTTTGGGTCAGAATTTGGAACTTCTCTGACTGCTGGATTAGACGGAGAATCGGGAGACGATATGGACTTCGGCTTAGAAGGCGGAGAAATGAATTTGAGCCAGATCCCTATCTTGAAATTAACTCAGGCAATGACTCCTGAAGTTCAAGACCGTGAATACAAAGATATTTACGCTGGCATGTTTATGAACGACTCTACTAAGACTCCTGTAGGTGAATCGCTGGTTGTACGTGTAATGCGTGCATGGCGCTGCAGAGCTAAATTTGCACCGAGAGGTGAGGGCAATAATAGTATCGAATGTACTTGCCCGACTTATAATAGCCCTGAAGGGGATATTGGTAGTGAACATGGTGCATGTGCTAAATGTATCTACAATAATTTCGATGCACCAGAACGTTGTCAATTACAGTATCATATGGTCGTTGCTACTGAAAATGATCCGCATGAACTTTTCCGTATCATCTTATCTAAAACCAGTTATAAAGCATCCAAGAAACTTGAAAATGGCTTAAGAGCATTAGGCAGCAGATTCCGTAATACTCCTTCTTTTGCATTTAAAGTCAAAATTTCTGTTGGTGAGGAAACTAATACCAAAATAAACAGTAAATACTATGTTTATAAAGTAGATGTTGTTCCGCCAGTACCAGGTGAAGCTTTGATCCCTGATGAATTAAAAGACGAGTTTATGGAAAGCTTCAAGGAAGTTAAACGGTTGAGAGATAATTCTGTGGATTATCATAAGCGTATGCTGGCTAATAAAGCTGCATCCGAAAACCCGGAAATTTCCAATGACAGCTTCAGTGGTATGACTACTGATGTACTAAATTCTTTCGGTATTGAAGATGTAGATGCAGACCACTCTGATCCTAAGGGAGAAAATATTCCATTCTGATAGTCTGAGGGAGGCTTCGGCCTCCCCTCTCTTATAACTTTTACTTTTTTAACCAACTAAAGGAGAATACTCATTATGAATAATGAAGAAACTCGTGATCAAATAACTGAAGAACTAATGGAATCCCATAAAAAACTTAGCGAAAGTTTTATTCGTGAAGGGGATATTATGGTTCCGGTGGAGCTAACTGCAATTCCGCGAGTACAAACTCAGGAAGAATTTATTCGTGAATACCTGGATACTAAAATCCTTCCTTTATTCGCTACTAAATCCGGAGCGTACAATGTAAACGGAGATGAATTCGGTACTATCCGAAGCATTGCTGCCAAGCATTTGCCTGAGATGTATGAAGATAATCAGTGGGAGGCAATGATTAAAGTTGTCGATATCCTACTGGAAAAACATCTTTCCGCAATTGCTAAAGGACCGTCTGTATTTGAGTACGAAGAACGCCTGCGTGACCTTTTGATTTATACTTTCTTCAAATGTAGGTTTGTTGCTGAAATGAACAATAGACCTATGAGTGGAGAAATCAGAACCGAAATGGAAATCTGTCATGGCTGATAAGGTACAAGAGAATAAGGACTGGGTGACTCTTCTTAACTTAGCAGGCAAAATTAAACACCCGGAACTTAGGGACTTTACTTTAGCATTTCTAGAAGATGTAGTGCCTGACTATTTCGCACGTATAGCAGCTAGTGCCAGTGGTAAATATCATCCTCAGTACTCTCTCGGCTATGGTGGTCTACTCCGACATACAATAGCAGCAGCACTGTTGGCAAAAGAACTCGCGGCATTAGAATACTGGCAATTTTCTCCTGGCGAACAGGAACTTATCTTTGCAGCAACGATTCTCCATGATACCTTTAAGCAAGGTAAAGAAGAAAGTGGTAAGACCGAACGGTCCCATCCTAACATTGCTGCAATAGAAATCCGTAAATTCGCTGAAAAACGTGGAGATCAAAAGTTTGGTAATCTTCTGGCAGGGCTTGTCGTTGCTCACATGGGGCAATGGGGCAACCAGAAACCTGGTAATAAAGGACAGTTCTGTGTACACCTTGCAGACTTTATTGCAAGCAGACGAAACGTTGAAGTACACTGGGACGAGGAATTTTTGAGTTCCATAAAATAAATATTCAAAGAGGAGAAGCGATATGGCTACAAATACCCATGTTATCTCCGGCGACTTTGACATGTTACTGGGGGAGGCTAAATACCTCCCCTGGTCTAGTTCTAGGGCCGATACAGCAAACGCGTGTTTATACAAGTTTAAGAAAGTGTATTTAGAGGGAATAAAAGAAAGCAGCCCTGCATTAACACTGGGAGGCCTTGCCCATGAGATAATCGCAGAACTGTTAAAAGATAAAAACCCCTCAGTAAGCAAGGCCGAGTTATTTCTGGGGAATGTTTACCCATTATATAAAGTAGCAGACCCGCAAGGAGCAGCGTTAGCAGAAGTAAAAACAATGTTTCCTTATATGGTCTCTTTTGTAGATAAGTGGTTAACATTTTGCAGTAACAGAAATATCAAGAAATTTAGAGTAGAACATCCATATGGTTGGACACGTGAATTAACTCGAGCAAGTTATAATCCAAGTCCAATACGAGAAACATACTTCAGAGGCATAATAGATCTTTGGGCGTATGATCCCGTTGCAAAAGAGATATTTATTATTGACCACAAAACCAACAAATCTGCAGCATCTAAAAACAAGGTTAAGGAGAGTAAACAACTTAATCTTTATGTATCAATGATTTCCAAGATTTACAATCTGGAATGGACTCGGGCATATATTGGCTTAAATTTCCTACGGAAAAATCGTATCGTATGGAACAGTGTAACACCAGTTGAAACCGCGTACTTTACCCAGATATATATGAATACCCTTGCGTATCTTGAAACCCGGTTGTACGAGTGTGATAATTCTACTATATGGCCAGCAAATAAATCTTTTCAATGTAGTTGGTGCACCTTTAAAGACACTTGTAAAACCTATCTGAATGAGGTATAATTCTTATACGGATAAAATTTAGAGAACTGGAGTGTTACCGCTATGTTAGTTGAAGCTTTTGAAACAGCGTTTCCAAATCACAATTTTAATTGGCGTAACTCTGGCTCTTGTGCACAGGGCTTTTGCCCGTTCCATACTGATAAACACCAGCGGTCTCTTGGTATCTATACAGATGCCAGGGGACGCGAACGCTGGCACTGTTTTGCAGAGGGTATCGGCGGGGGGTTGGTTGACCTTGTGTTACGGTCGAAGATCCCTAATACCGAGACAAGAGCAGGAGCTAATTACTGGCTAGTACAAAAAGGTTATTTACAAGAAACAGAACAGCAGGTGAAAGATAGACTGCGTAATGACGGGCTGACAAAGTTCTTGGCCTGGACTAATAGCTTGTTAGAAACATCAGATGACGCTGCTGGGCTTCGTGCTTATCTGGCAGGCAGACGAATAGACATTCGTACTATCCCTAATTCACCTATCGGGTATTATCCCAAGGTCGAAGAGGTTGAAGCATGGCTCGCTGAAAATGAACTGCTCGAATTACTGGGCAGTGAACTTATTCCTACTCACAGATGTGAGGGGATAGTTGTAGGCAGTATACTTTTTTTTTACCGAACTTCCTATGAAGAATACAGCCGCATTAAAGTCCGCAATGTTTTAAAAGAACGTGACGGTAATAAAATGACAATGTATCTGGGTAAAAAATTACGCAGAGGCGAACGCATTGGTTATTTTAGCTGGACTAAAGAGGGCTGTTATGATAGAGATGACGCTATACTGGTAGAAGGTGAATTCGATGTCGGCGCGCTGTTTAGTATGTGTGCCCGAGAGTCGGATGAAGATATCGTAGAACCTATCTACTGCTTCAGTGGTGGTACAAATTTATCCAGTGGGGTCAGTGCCCTGTTAGATATGGGTAAAACTCATATTTATTTATTCCCGGATAATGATGATGTTGGTATCGACTACTCTTATACAGTAGCAGAACAGCATACCCAAACGTATGTAATAATGCCAGTAGACTATCAACAGGGTGATGACCCAGCTACGTGGGCCGCGTCTCACAATGTTACGCAATTTAATGAGGCTTATACTTCTCGCAGACCTGCGTTTGCATGGATTGGTCAAAAGCTGGCAAATATGGCTCAGGAAGCCACAATGGAAGACCAGGCTGCTATTAAGGTAAAGCTTATTGAGTATGCTAAGAAACTCCCGGCTACTGATAGAGAAATGTTCCTTAAAAATTATGGGACGGTAGCAGGTGTATCTTTTGAAGCATTGATGGAAGAAGTAGATGACCGGTCACAGATAAAATATCGTAAAGTTTTAAATCCTGCTCATTTCGGTATATTGATGAACGTTATCAATAAAAATACATCAGAATGGGAACCAATTTCTAATGTTATTTTAGAAACTGAACGGGACCTTATCCTGGATGCGGGTGATGACAACGTAGAACGTAAAATTGTACTCCGAGTATCCATGGCTTATAAGAGTACCAAAATAGAACTTACTCCTGAAGAATATGCTGATGATAAACGTTTATACTCTGCAATTATTAATGCCTTGGGTTCCAGTGTCTGGATAAAACCCCGTACAGTATCGTATTTACGGGAGGCGTGCAATTTGTTGACACCAATAAAAGAAACAGGTGGAGAAGAGAATATCTATACCCATACTGGTTGGCGAGAAGATAAATTTTTAGCACCTAATGGATATGTAGATGCTGATGGTTTCCACCCATTAGATGATATAAAAGTGGAATTACCAGCAAACCCAGGCTACATGAAAAATTATCGTTTAGATGAACCTCCTGCAGATTTAACACTGATTAGGGATGTAATCAAGAACGATATGCTGAAAGTGTTTTCCTATGACATAACACTGCCCTATCTGGCTCATGTATTCTGGTCCCCACTTGCACACTTTATCCCGATGGCTAAACCCGTATGCCTGTGGGTAGTTGGTTTGACTGGTTCCTATAAAACATCATATACAGGGTTAATGGCAAGTTTCTTTGGGGACTTCAAAACAGGTGATTTTGAGACCTGGCGATCTACGACAAATTCCATTGAGAAGAACGGTTATTACCTTAAAGATATGTTATATGTAGTCGATGACTATAAGGGCATAGACGTAAATCCTAAAGCTCTGACAGGGTGTATCCAGAGTTATGGCGACAGGCATGGTCGTGGTCGTATGAATACTGACCTGTCTGCTCGTAAAACATGGTTTATCCGTGGTAATATGGTTTCTACCGCAGAGGATATTCCTACCGGTGAAGCGTCTGTTATCTCTCGTATTTTATTACTTAAAATACCAGGCAGAGGTAATTCTGACCATTTGACAAAAGCGCAAGCTCATGCTAAATTATTACCAGGGGTGATGGCTAAGTTCATCCAGTTCCTGTGTAATAAAAAAATACGGGAACATGATTATGAAAAACTGCTGGCCGAACGTAGAAATAAATTTAAAGCAGTACACGGCCGTGTATGCGAATCGCTGGCAGCGAATTCCATTGCCTGGGATTTGGTTGCAGAGTTCTTAGGGCTAGAAGATTTGACCGAAGATTATTACCGCGGGGTATCAAATATCTTGGCTACCATGAATTTAACCACCAAGCAGGAACAGGCAGGCTATGTATTCCAGGAAACCCTGGCAGACTTGATTGACTCTGGTAACTTCCATTTAGAGGGATTAGGCTGTAATGGTACAGAACACCTGGAAACTTCCCAGCGGTTGGGCTGGATAAATTCTCAGCACGTTTATATCCTTGGAAGTAAGGCGCTTGCAGAAGTAAATAAATTGCGGATGCAACTTACTGGTAGCCCCATTAAATACACTGCTAATACTATTTATGAACAGTTAGTTGCTGCAGGTACGGTAATACCAGATGCAAATGGTAAACCAACCAAAGTAATTAAAGTTAATAATCGGTCCAGTGCACGTGTATTAGAATTTAGGAGAGGAGTAGTTGAAAAATTAGGCGATGAAGCATTTAACGATAACTCCAAACTTACATCAGGAGTCCTTCGGGACGCGCCGGAGTGTAACGGGCTCGAACTCTCGTAAGCCTTATGGCTGTGACCGCTGCACTTTAAAGCATGCCAATTCTCCTGATTTCACACCTGAAATAATGGAACTAAAAGGTAAACGCCGAACCTCTGATACAGAACGGATAATAATGGTTTTAGTAGGTGCTCCGGAAAGCCCGGAGTGCTTGCTAAACAGAGATGTACGGACGCTTATCACAAAATGGATGAAGAACCATATCACAGCAAATAAAGTGTATATGACTTCGGTAGTAAAATGCTGCAGAGAAGGCAATCCTACAAAAGTAATGGTAAAATGCTGTGAGGATAGGTTGCGGCAAGAGCTGACTGATATTCAGCCGGATGTCATTGTTTGTCTTGGTAAAGCAGCCGCTACCCCGTTTAATATTACGGGTAAAGCTAAAGAACTGTACAACAGAGTTTTTACTATTAAACCTATCGCAATACCACGTAAAGCAGGCGAAGATCCTAACGAACCGCTAAAACATACCCGTGAATCTAAACTGATTATTACTCACTCGCCTTCTGATATCGCAGATGATATCAAGGTATGGAGCTCTGTAGAATCAGCGTTTAGACAAGCAGAAAGATTCTCTAAGGATAGTGAGATAAAACTGCCTGAGAATTATTATTTATGTGAATCCCCAGCGGAGTTTGAAGAATGGGCTGAAAGGCACATGACAAACCCTACTTTAAAAAAGATTATCCATGCATTCGATATTGAAACCAACGGTCGTGAACTGCACCCGAAGACTGAATTTGATGCACAGTTCCCTCCAAAATTACGTTGCCTAAGCTTCTCGTGGGCAAAGGGAATGGCGCTGTGTGTACCCTTTGAGGATGATCCTGAAGGCTACTATCCTATACTTAAAAAGTTAATGGAGTCAGATATTAGTTGGTGTGGACATAACGTTGCATTTGATATTTTCTTTTTGAAGATAGTAAATGATATTCATGTAAAACGCCTGGTTGGAGATACGATGCTAATGGCTAGTATGCTTAATCCAGGAAAAGGAAAGTTTGGCTATGGTCTCAAACCCTTGTCAGCAGAGTTTACCGATTTAGGCGGATATGAAACTGATATGAAGGGTACAGAAGACCAGCTTGATGATAAAGGCAGAAAGCTGAAAACAAAATGGGAAATAGCTGATATGGCTACGATTGCCCCATATAACTGTGCAGATTCAGATGCTACTCTGCAAATATTCCATATCTTCTTTAATACACTAAAAGAGCGGAATATGCTTGTAGGACACTGGGTAATGACGAATGCACTGTTCCCCCTGGCAAAAATGGAACATCATGGTTTTCTGGTCAATACAGAATGGGTAGATGATGCACGTAAAAAATTGGAAGAATTAGTAGTTTTCTTTGATAAGGAACTGACCAGACTTTGTGGGAATAGACATTTTGACTGGAATTCCCCTGTTGAACTAGCTCATGTTTTATATACGGTGCTTGGGTATAAACCACCGTCTTTAAATGCATTTCAAAAATTTAGTGCGTCTAAAGACGAAGATAACGCTGATACCGAACATCCAACAAATGATGACGCATTGTCTATCTTAAATACTGAGTTTACTCAGACAATGCGTAAATACAGAAAAACTGAAAAACTTCTGTCTACTTATTTTAATGGCTATTTAAAAAATATAGGATTGGATAAACGACTCCGAGCAGATTTTGTACTGGTAGGTACAGTAACTGGCAGGTTATCCTCGTCAGGCGATGCCAACTTGCAAAATATACCATCTGCAATGAGTAAGACAGCTCCGGGATACCAGGAACTGCATGAGTTTAAGGTGAAAAAAGCTTTTGTAGCACGCCCTGGCTGGTGTATTGTAAACGCTGACCAATCACAGCTGGAGCTGCGTATTGCAGGTGCCTGCTCAGGTGAGGAACGGTTTATTAAGTCCTATAAGAATAAAATAGATATGCACAGCCGTAATGCGAATGTTTCATTTTCACTTGACATTTCAGTTAAAGTATGGGAAAATGAAGCTAAGGAACTTGGGCTTGTGCCTGGGTCTGAAGACTTCCAAGTCTACGTAGAACGTAAACTATGTCAGTATATCAAACATAATTTCCCTGACGAACGCCAGGCTGCTAAGAGTGTATCTTTCGGTATCCTGTACGGCATGAGTCAATGGGGGTTAGCTAAGGACCTTAATGATAAAGGTCGAGATGCTGGCAGTAGACGTATATGGACTCCTGAAGAATGTAAGGGGCTTATCTCCAGATTTAAAGAGGGCTATCCTACATTAATTGCCTGGCAAACAGATTTAATTCGGTTTGCTAGAAAGCACGGGTACACATATACTTGCTTCGGTAGACGCAGGTATTTACCGGGTATTAAATCTGATAAATGGAAACTCAAAAGTGATGCGGAACGACAAGCTATAAATACCCCTGTACAATCGGCTGGATCGGATTTCATGATGGCAGGCGTTGTAAACATGGACCAGAATTTAGACCATGATAAATTTAGATTCTGTGCTACAGTACATGACTCTGTTGTGTGTGAAGTTCGAGAAGGGTACCTAGACGAGTTCGTACAGATAGCAAAGGGTTGCTTGGAAGAGCCGCGTATCAATGGGAGAGTAATCCCCTTATGTGAGGTAATGCCATTTGTTGCAGAATTTGAAGCTGGTGACACCTATGGAACTCTTAACGAATACAAAATATGAAAGAAGGTAACATTAATGGTAGATACTAATATCGAAGACGCTGAAATTGTTTCTGAAACTACAAACGAAGAAACAACTGCAGCACCTGAAAAGAAAGAACCGTATACCCTGATTGTAACACTGAAATACCCAGGACGTAATTTGACTGATAATTTTATCGGAATGGAATTTGAAATGCCTGAGGATAAAGTTACCCCTGAATTATGCGAACGTATGATCCTTAACTATAAAGCAGTAACCCTTGCAGATAAACGTACTACGTTAGTCACTGCACGTTTACGTAATAACTTTATTATTACAGAAACCTCTACCTGCCTGCGTCCAGAGGACTATGATCCGGAAATGGGTACTCAAATCTGTATCCAAAAAATCAGAGATAAAATCTGGGGCTTTATGAGCTTTATGCTTGCCAGTGCAACTGTAACAAATACTAGATTAACAGAAGAATTGGTAGCATCGGGTGAATTAACGGCTGAAGATCTGCAAAAAGCTGAAGCTGAAGTACGTGCTGAATTAGCTGCAAAAGAAAACGTCGAAGAAACCCCAACATGTAACGGTGAGTGTACTGGATGTACCTGCCAACACAAAGAAGTAGTGGAAGACATTAAAGTCTCCAAACCTGAGAAACCAGAAATGGATAAGTAATTCGGTATAAGTAATATAGAGGAATAGATTGCAAAGTCTATCCTCTATATTTTTTTTTAGGAGGTGGTTTTTATTGAGTACTTTATTTGTAACCCAATTTGTAACCCAATTTGTAACCTATCTGTAATACTAATTTTTAAGGGGTGGAACTCAAAATGTATATTAGAGATGCAGTAAATTATCTGCAACGGAAAAACGTATTTATTGTAAGAAAATTGAAAGAATATGGTCACTCAGGAGACCAACTGCATGTAATTAATATCCATGCAACTATTTTGGTAACCATGATTTACCAAGCAAGAGAAAGTGGTATTATTTGGCAAAAGTCATTTGCTGAAATTGTCAATTTGTTAAATGCTCCGGGGAATAACAGGTATCGTAATTTCTTGAGTTATCTGGTAGATTTAAAATTATTAGAAGTTATTAAATCGGGTACCGCAAATGTATACCAACCTGTAATGGGAGACAAAAAAGAATCTGAACCATTGTATATCCATAGTGATACAGGCAGCGAAATTGATATTTCTAATTTAGGTATGATGCAATCTCCTTGTTTTCCTATTACATTAGAAAATCATGCTAATAGTGAGGCTTATCAGCGTACATTAGATGATTGGGGCTTTACCTTAATTTCTTTTGATACAAATGATTTTATTGCAAATAAAATATTAAATATCATTAACTTCTTTGCATTGTCAAGAGATAATCATTTACTAAAGGGAACCTGGCTTGTTATTAACAAAGTACGGAAAATACCGTATGAATGGTTACGAAATTTCTGGCGGGATACAACTCCGGTTAATATTAACAACCATAAATTAAGCTATGCTACAAATAGAACTCTGCCAGATTTTAGACAACTTAGTGAAGCATTTTATGATCCGGCTACCCCCGATAGAGAACGCGGATTTGAATATGCTCAATTACTCAAAGATCTTTTTGCTAAAGAAGGAAAAGAATATGTAGATTTTCGGAAGAGATATCCACAGAATTTCATGGATGAAGATGAAACTGAAACCGTGTCAAAACTTCAATCAATTACGGTTCCGAGTCTTCCTGAAGGAATAGTTAAGCCAGTTGCAGGAACAATTCAGGTTGTCGAAACTCCAGCTAAACATCTAACATTTAAAACTCCAGTACTACAAGAAGTATATGAATTACTAATTTCTGATTTAAGTGAGGATTTAAAATTAAAATTAATTAAAACTTTGGTATAACAAAAAGAGGGCGTGGATATTTCCACGTCCTCACTCTTTTATCTTTATTTTTTTTACTTAACTAACTGTAGTTTTATGGTTCGTTGCACTCACTGTAGCCCCACAGCTTACCCCTGCGCCAGACCCAGCAACTTCTTTTCCACCTACAGTAGTTTTACCTGATGCAGCAGGGCTTACAATTGTTTTACCTGAATGTCCGGGTAATGGATCAGGAGATACAGAGGAGCCTACATGTGCAACAGGTATTCCGTTAACTGTAGTTCGAGAAGAGCCCGAAGTAACTGCCCCGCCATGGGAATCCGGATCCCCTATAACTAATACTGCAGCCATAGTATTTCTCCTCTCTTACGGTAATTTAACACTATCTACACTCATACAGTTGAACTCACTGGCTGTAAAAGAAATTGTAGATGCAACTAATTTTACATTACGGGCTGCGTCCACATGCAAGAAATCATTACCATTTATTTTAAGATTGATAATACCTGCACTTTGACCAATTTGTAAGTCTACTACTGATGTACCAGCACGTTCGCCAACTGTTCGCCTAAACCGAATAGTTGTATTTGTATTATTAGCACCGTCAACTTCGGCCTCAACATCCATTCCTCCGGCCTTTAGACGGAAGATACTACAAACATTTTCCCATACACAGTTTAACAGATTCCAAACGGAAGATAATTTACCTGGTGACATGATAATTTTTTTCATCATATCAGTTAATGATTCTTCTGATCCCATAGAATTAGTAGCTGAAGAATTACCGGGTAAGGTAGCCTTATTAGCCATATCTGATGGACATCTATTTGCGGTTGCACCTAATGGACTTTTAAGGTCCGTATTAGCATCACTATTGATATTAAGCGGAGGAAACAATGAGATAATAGAAACCTCACCATTGTATTCTGTGTACCAGCAGGGAGAACCTATACTTGGTGGTGTGATCGCGTAGGCTCCGTTTACAGGGTCACAACGAGTCATTGGGCATGATACGTTGGAAAGGTTCCCAGACCCATCGTAGGGGGAGATTGTGGCTGTCATAGTATTAGGATCGTATCCAGTTACTACTGCCGGACGAAGATTACCATTTAAAGACCGTGCCATATACTGCTCAACTCACTTTCTATCCTAGGATACTATAACTAAATCTTTATCTATCGTATTACCGCCAACAGTTATAGTTTCTTTACCTGTTGGGGAATTTTGAGCAGCATCTTGAGTACGAGTATTCTCTGTAGTACCAGAAGACTCTATATTAGATGAGATCTCGCCAACACCAATACACCGACCATATACGATATTTAAGTTATCTAATATTTGGAAATTACCTGCACTCACGCCTACATTAAAAGACGAGATTGCACATCTTTCAAAGTACAAAGTGCTAATTGTTTTATTTCTACTGGGATTTAAAAACATCGCCATTAAGCCAAACAGTGGTTTGTATAATGTAGATTGTGTGCTAAAATTCCAATTTGGAGAGATATGTAATCTATTGGAAAGACTTGAATAATCACCACATAATCTACTTATAGTCATTGATCCTGCAAGTGATTTGCCTGGGATTACAATAGTTTCTTCACATCTAAGTTCTTTAAATGTGGAAACATTGACCCCAGATGAAAAGCTGAATTGCTGGCATAATCCTATAGGGACTAGTTCAGCACCTATGTCTATATTAGCATAAATGGGATCCCCTGCGAACAGCAGCATAGAATCTGCTGTCGCAAAAGAATCCGGAGTAGTTTCCATTTCTACCCATCTAAACGAACCTGTTTCAACACCATTGCTAGATACCTGGGTATGGCTTGCATTACCCGCTACACCGTCACCTGTAAGTCCCAGTACTTGCAAAATAGTATTTACTGACTGTCCAGCTTTAAATATACGATTTAAGGAACTAGGCAACTGTGGTAGATTTACAAGTCCCAAGGTACTGGAACTGATGCCGCTGCGTAACTGGTTGTAGCTTTTTTTTAATGAGCTAGCATCAGATACTACCTTTGATGCACCAGTTAAAAATGTATTAACTTGGGAAGTAAATGACATTACAGGCCTCCATATTTAAAATTATAAACCTATCAAAGTGTCGTCACTCAGGGTAAATGGTCCAATACCTTTTAACGGACGCTGACGTTCAAAGTTTAAACTCATGCTGTCAATTACCTGGAACTGACCTGCACTTAATCCATTCTGATTACCTAAGAGAACACATTGTTCTAAGAAATTAATAGATGTTACACGCTGCCGGGGATCTCGTTTTATTTCAATCAATCCAAAAGGAATCTTGAATAACAGAGAATTCATACCACCAGCAGAGATAACACGATCAACATAATCATCCAAATCTGCGTCAAAAACATCCATAGATTGAGCGTTAAGACCCTGGATCCATTGTTTATCAGTACCAGCAATACGATCTGTGATATCAGATAAACTATCGGTAGATTTAATCCAAATAAGGGTTGGGCGATATAATGCTGCTACAAGAGAGTTGCCATGTACCGCAAGACGACTGATCATACCGCTGCCCATTGCAGTACCAGATGCACCGATTTTACGACTGGAACCAACCTCGCCAATAAACTGACCTGCGAGGCCTTCATTGTATGAGAACTGTTGGGCTATGCCCACCGGGTATAACGGGATGTCAGTAAAGGAATCCCCTACAGGAAGGAACGGAACAGTAGAGAGTAAAAGAGAGCTATCCGCTGTGACAAAATCGGTAGCGTCTGTATTCATCTCTACAAACTGTTTTCTATAATCGCTCCCATCTAACTGTTCAGGAGATAAAATGTTATTTGAAATTTGTGCCATTATTATTACTCCTTATTAGTACGAATCAATATGAGAGCCGAGAACGTCATCGTTTTCCCAGATAGGAACGATTTGCTCATAAATAAAACTAAAATTATCTACAACTAAGAAACTGCCTGCCTGGTATGCCCGGGAAATACCTTGACACAAACACTGCTCAAACATGTGACAAGAGAAAGAACGGCCAGCAGGGTCACCTTCAAGAACGATGATGCCCTGGGGTGTACGTAATTTATCCAAGTTCAAACCAACAGCAGCGCCCCATTCTTTTTCTGTCCAATAGTTACGGTCGATACCAAATGTTTGACCGTACTTAGACAGAATATGTATTGGACTGTTACCATGTACTAACATCTTGGAAATACTGATGTTACCACCGCCAGAAGAGCCTACCATTGCACGTTTACGACGAGAACCAATTTCCGGCTGTAACGCGCTGGGTAAACTTTCTTGATAGCCAAAACTCTGGGTAAGACCAATAGGAGTAACATTAGTTACCTGGTCATGGAGCCAAGAGTCTGCAACACAGATAAGTGTATTATCTGGTGTAATAAAATCTGTTGCAAGGCGTAACTGTTCAACCCAATTATAATGAGGTGCACCGTCATTGCTCAGGATTTCGTTAAGGGTCTGTTCCTTAACAACGCCACCCATAGATTTTAATGGGTTAATATTATAATCCGACAAGATTTTCACCTACCTATTAGTTATTCTTCAGGTTAATCATTTTATGAAGTTTACCAAACTCAGCTTCATTAGGTTTATTATTTTTTAACATAATTTCTCTGGCTTTAGCAAGCGCAGAACTTTGACCTTTAGTTCCCTGCATTTTAGCTGCTTCCTGTAAACTAGGAAGAGCTTTTTTTACCCCCCGGGCAGTTGTCATAGGAAGATAGGCCGCTTCTTTTTTCTTGAAGTGTTTGTACGCTAGTACCGCAGCGGGAGCTGCCGCAGCAAATCCGATTGCTACATTGCGCTGACGTTTAGCAGCAGTAAAAGCTTTTTGTGCAGATCTCATATCTCGGGCATGAAGTACTTCGTCCGCTCTATTTTTAAGAAAATGACCTTCAGCTTTAAGTCCTTCAAGTGCTGATTTAGCTGCTGTATATTTTTGTGCAGCAGTATTTGCAGCTAATGCACTGGACAAAATACCGACAGTAGCGGCAGAACGTTCAGTTTTATTTAAATCTGCAGCAGTTTTATTCCGATCGTCACTGGATAACGCTTTATATCCACCATATGCTGCCATAGTACCAACAGTACCTTTACCTATATTAGAAGCAGTGTTTCTAACTGTCTTGCCGCTGATTTGATGTTTGCCTACTGTAAGACCATGTTGACTTACATCTTTGACAGTTTGTTTAGCCATACCACCTACTGCTTTAAAAATGCGACCTACATTTCCTACAATACTGGCTTCTTTTAATTTATTTAAAGTTTCAGACACTGTAGCTCCTCCTCTATTTTTACGATTCCGCCTCTTTTCTACTCGAGAATAAAGATCGACAGCTTGATTGTAAGTATCAAAAATTTCATCGCCAGGAGTATGCGGACTATTACTATCTGTAAAGTCATGTAAATGCTTGTTTACACGCCGAAGCATACGATGATATCGGGCGGCAGTTTTTACTGCAGTTACATTTTTAACATCACTATTAACCTGGTTTTTGTTTATTGTTGTAGATACCGCAGGAGTATTACTTTTAGAGGTCAACGGTTTAGGCATTTTGGGAGTTGTACTAAGGGTTGGAACTCCTTTAGGACGTGCAATGCCTGACGCTGCTCTAAATGTATCTACAGTACCAGCTAGTTTTTCATAAAACATAAGTGTACTCCTGTCTATATCACGAACCAATTAAAGATTCGAGAATTTCTAAATTAGTATCAAACAACCCCAGGGGCATAAGGCCCCCAGGTTGCTTAATGTATTACGTTTAAACTTGCAGGTATACATCCACGCCATTGACCGGATACGGGATCTCAATCTTAATAGTCGGAATGATTTTATCTGCTTTCTTTTCAATAGAAGTCAGGGTAGCAGCAGTTAGGATAGGACCAATATACTGATAAGAAGTGCTCATCATTTGGTCACTGCAGCTATTAATAACCGTTGTACAATATTTCAAAGAAATTGTATTAACATTATATTTACCCAGAACATCTTTCAAGTTATCTTTGTAGAATTTAGATGCATAGTCAACAACGGCTACACAACTATCTTCTGCAGTTTCTAACTGAGTAGTATCAGTTGTAGTCTGATAGAGGACATATGGTAATTCCTCAGGTTCATCCTGACAAACCCAGAATACACCATTGCCAGCCATTTCAGCTAATTGATCGTCAGTAAACATTTTATTTGCTTTGAACACACGTTTGATGCCACTGAGACCCATTGTAGAAAAACCTTGATGAGGTGGGAACCCAGCACGCATAGCACCCAAAGTTACACACAGGTAATAACCAGGCATCATTTCATCTACAGAGTTAATATTAAGCATAATGCTGTCAGGCATTACATAACGTAAACGTTTGTTAGAGAAAGATTCGGCTACACCGGAAATTGCGTCAGCAACACCCTGTGTATCCAGTACACGAACTACTTCGTAACGAACGTTAGTATTAGCAGCTACAGTTACTTTTTCTTCAGTTTCTACGTAACCTTCTGAAGTTCTATTCCATTTCAAGGTAGAAAATTCAGCTACACTATCATTAAGAACTTCCAGTAATTGTAAGGAATACTGATAAACATTCTGATCACTGTAAACATCCATGAAATCAGTTACACGTGCACGGTTAGTAATAAACATTCCATTAGCGGTATCTTTAAGATAACAATGATCATCATCGCCACCCTTTGCAAGTACACCATCATTTAATTCGATCATTACTTTCGTGGTGGGCATTGGCATATTCGCATACATAACACGCCATCTGCTCTTTTCCGGCTCACTCATTGTTTTACAGTGACTAGCATAGGAACTAATTACATCTTTGTCATCTGTAAGAGGAATAATTACATACACCTTTTCTGTGGTAGACAAGATATCCAATGCTTTTAAATATCCGTTTTTGTCGTCTGTATCAATTGGCAAGACTTTATAAGTCATATCACTTACTGCGGATGCAACAAGGCTGGCAGCTACAGACAGCGGGTTCTGCACATTGATTTTACCAAGCTGAGCTTCTGCTACAGACTGGCTGGTAATGGTCAAGAAATCATTAGCAATATCTTTACGCAGAGCACGGTAAGCAACTGCTACATCGGCAGTTACTACAACACCTGCAGTATCCAGTACAGAGGTGGAAATAGATGCACCAGTTTTAATAGTGAATTTATCACTTTTTGCAGTAACATACTGGCTTTCAAGCATTGTATCTTCTGGAGATACACGTTTTACTACTGCAGTAATAGTTGCACTTTCTTCGGGTTCAGGTAAGTTTTTCTTCAAAGTCAAAGTATTACCGTCAGAGCTTACTTCTTGTACTACTGCACTATAAGTCAATTCCCCGCTGGTTTCTTTATAGGTAATATCAATATAGTCCCCGGCTTTAATTACCGATTCAGAAAATGGATTTGTAGTAGCAGTAAGTGTAGTAATCGGACCACTATTATTTACAGTTACTGCACTGTATAATGTGGATGCTAATTGCGGCCATACTTTAACATAGATATTAGATAAGTTTACAACTACAGAATCTGTATCAATTACAGACCCTAACGCTTGATTTACATATGCACTAGTATAATCTGTATCAGACAATGTATAACTGCTGCAGGCTACATTAGTTTCTACCTGATAACACGGACCAACTATACACAGCTCGAAGAATGGAGTGGTAAGTTGCGGATTTACAGTTAACAATTCCTGATATACACGCACGCTTGGAGTACGAAAAGCCATTGAGTACACCTTCCTTATATAAAAATATTAAAAAGTATTTTATCTTTCTTAGGTATATTATACCTGTTTAGTGTTTGGCATCGGTTGCCCAGGTTGGTATCCTTCAATAGTATCTTCTCGTGCACGGAATCGCAATGTTACTACATTGTCATCAATACCATCTGCGTTGGGATCATCAGAGATACCACCTTTGCCTCCCCAGTTACCATTTTCGCCACCGGTGTTAGTGCCACCGACTTCACCGATATTTATATCATTACCGTGTTCATCTTTATCACCTGGTTTGGGAGGTATTCTATCTGGGTTAACAGGTTTCATTATAGTCTCAACAGACCTTAACAAAATACCTGCATCCACAGGATTCCAGTGCCTACATAAGATAAAGGTATACGGAACAGTTACACTAGCCATATACTTGCCGGACCAACCAACCTGAGTCATCTGTTGAGCTGGAGATTGCTGAGGATTACCAAGGTTCTGAAGCTGAAGAATATTACCAACATCAGATTTTAGCATCGCCATAAACATTGCAACTTCAAATGCCAGTTCGTCACTATCATCTTTACTAAATGAAATAACACTTATCTCTGTATAACTGTTAATAGTGAAGTCCATTTTATAATCCCAGATAGCTTTCTGTGTAACTTTTCGACCTTCAATGATTGCCTGACGTTCTCTTGCAGAATATACACCACTGCCAAATCCAGATGCGTCTATTGTACATGGACCATTGCGAATTACGATATTAGGAACTGAATCCTGAACACGAGGATCTTCAGTGAAATCCGTTGCAATACTCAGCTTGGAGATCGAGTCGTCCGGATGCCATGGGTGTTCTGGGTGATTTGTGAAAAAATGCTGTAATGCAAGTAAAAAAAATGTATTTGCAATACGAGGAGTTAGTTTAGAAAAGGATTTCCCCATGACGTATATCTTCCTTCCTTGTATTAATTGGAATTCGTTGTAATAAATCAAAAAGATGAGAATCGTCATCTTGATGCTGTAATACTAATTCCTGCTTAGTTACTACTCGTTTATGTGTAGTAAGTGCAGATTGTGAAACATGCCATATATTACGGGTTGCACTATCCACAATAGCGTCACCTACGTTGATCCTGGGATATCCCGCTGTCCAGCCCTGTAATTGACCTGTAATAGCAGTGCCATCAAAAGGCTGAATAACAGCTACGTTCTCAGGAGATAGAGACATATAAATACCTATTGGATTAAAATAACCCCCAATAAACCCAGTGCTCAGACAGGTAGGACATGATGACCGAGTTCTTTGACCTCGAATCGAATCCCAACAGGTAGGGCATCTTTCCGAAGTCCGTTTCCTAATACACAAGTACATCAAGTTACCCGCATGACCTTCCTTTAACTGAATAAGATGCCGCCTAATAATTTCAGCGGCATAAAAGTTAGGCAGCTTTTCACTGGAGAATACTAGTGAGACTTTATCTATTTCTGGGAAATAAAATCTATAGTACACTACAGGAGTACGATAGAATGTTGTAATGGTATGGTTGTCTGTATAGAATGGAGGGTGATTTACACCTACCCGGGTTAATTCAGTAAAACCCTCTCGTGGTGAATCAGACCACTCCAGTAATGCATACGAATCAGTAGTTGGGAAATATTCTCGAGGCAACTCGTTCCAACTGATACCCATTATACGTGGAGAAAACATATGAGCTTCTATTTTTATAGACGTATCTACACGAGTTTCTGCTGTATAAATAGTATTATCCAAGCTCATAGTTATTCATCTCCTGTATTAAGCCACAGCGGTAAACACGGTCCGTCATAGCATCCCAGTGCCATATACGTAGAAGTATAATAGGATTGGATATCTTCTATAGAAGCTTCTGTACCGTTATAACGAGCATTGATTTTATATGTGGCTTTAATATAAGTTGTCTGAAGGCCTGCAATGGGGATATAGGTATCCAAGATCGTCTGCTTATGAATAAATCCTTCCTGGCCATATAACGGTTCACCATAAGGACCATGACCATAAGGTCTACCTGCAGGACTGCCTTCTGGAATAGGATCTCCTGGATATTTTAAAATTGGAGGACTCGGAACATATGTAGAAGGAGTTCCCTCACGGTCAGCTCCTGGTAATGTATAGTACTCTATTGAAAAGTTTATTAACCCGGACATCGCAGATGTCTTTCGAGGTATTAAACTATGGAAAGTAATCAAAACAACTTCATCAGGCGCAATATCCCCAATTTTAGCAGAAGTTTCTGCATAGACTGCAAGTGGAGTAGATACCTTAAAATAGTTGTTCAAGTCACTAGTTTCTCTAATAAGTGTACCCTGAGCAAGTTCATCACCAACGTTCTTTAAATAAACATCCTGATTCATTACTTCCCCAGTATCACCATTTAGGCCAGTCCGTAACCCTAAAGACATTGAATATGAAATCGTTTCAAAAAACAATTCCTCAGTACACTCGGGATCCCAGTAGCATTTGATATTTGCACTCATTCTGCCACCTCCCGAGTATCAGTATACGGATTATAGAATACAGTATCTATATCTGGCAATGTATAATAATCAACAATAATCGTTAAACTATAATTAATATTAGACGTCCACCGAGGTACTGAAACCTTAAATGTTACTGGAATAATTTCCTGTTCCTTTAAGTCCCCCAATTTTAAACCATTAGATACTTCTTCTGAACCTTCTATACTAAATGATACATAATCTCGTATATCAGATTCCTTATAGATATAAGTGTTCAGGGATGCACGGGTACCTGTGTTCTTCAGGTATAACACTGTAGACCAGTCTGCACCTGTATTCCCGTTTATACCCTCAAAAGGAGCTAATCGTAGCAAATATGTACCTACAGATGCAAACGATAATTCTTTTGTACATTCTGGATCAGTAAAACATTGAATATTTGCCGTCATAGGTAACTCCTTTCTATCGCTTTGATGCTCCCTGAGTTAATATAGATCTATCTTTTGCATTATACTCTTTTGTTTTTGATGCAATATCTGAACCTATAAAAGCAGTAGTAGCAGTAGGACCTATGGCTTTCTTTGCTGCCGACATAGCTAAAGAACCAATAGATGCACGTTTTTCAGCGTACACATTTGCTGCTACTAATTTCATAGCAACTTTCTGCATACCAGGTTCTACTGCGTCATACATTGCTAAAACAGTTGATACTCTATTATCTGCAGGCAAGCTATTGTAAAGATCATATGCTTCATGTGCTAATTTTTTAGGAACGAGATACGCCTCATTACCCATTGTTTCTGATGCAGTCTTTACAAAATCATTTAAACCTACAGAATCGAAATATGATGACGTTTTTGCCATTATATAGTCCTCTTTTTGTTTCTGTAATTTTTCATAAGATTGTTTGGAAGCTCTACGTAATCCATATCTAAATCCCTGAAGTGTTCCAATAATACCTGTAGCAGCTAATCCGGCACGTGCTAAAGATTTAGATACAGTTGTAGGATTTTTAAAATAACGGTGCCCAATGCCTTCCAGTGCAAGAGTGCCCAACCCCGCAGCAGCACCGCTAGTAAACATAACTTTTTTGTTTTTTTCGTCTAAAGTTTGTAATGACATTTTAGCACAATGCTCCATAACAATTATTAATGTTTAACGCACGTTTAGATGATTGGACTGCTGCTTCAAAACGCTGTTGGGCTTCTTGTCTTAAAGCAATAAACTGAGGGCTTTTATAGTAAACAGTAGATTGTACACCACCATCGCTATAACTCATCTCACCCCGTAATTCTACAAGTGCGGTTAACTTTAGAGCTTCTACTACTGCGCCGTCAAGCAATAATCTCCGTTTAGGAAAATTAGCCAAAGTATATACCTGACCAACATCTGGCGGTGTTTCATTAAAGTATGCCAGTGCCCAGTCTAAACATTTCCAAAGCATTTCGTCAGTCAGATGCTCCATGTATAACGGAATATTCTTATCTGGATAATCCATCAAAGCTAATCGAACATCCATGGGAGTAACTATTGCTTTGCGTTCTAATGTTTCACTGATCGCAAGTGTTGTACTGTCGACATCTTTCTTTTTGATCTCAGTCATAATAGTTCTCCTTATTTACTAACTAAATTAACTGCCGGAAACTCAATGGGTCTAACTGGTGATATTTTATTCGCTACATTAGGTATATACTTTTTAGGTTTTATAGTATTTGCTGCTGTCATCATATCTTTTTTTACTTTAGAGACCGCTGACCCTAATGGCCAACTACGTATTACATTGGTTTGCAGTGCCATATACGAATCTCCTTAACTTATAAATAAGAAAAAGCCGCCGCCGAAAATAGCGACGGCCTTATCTGGCCTAGGAGCAAATGTTACAATAACTCCCTATGTTTTATTATTAGCGTACGCTAGCAGCGAAATGTTGCAAAGCGGACGGAACAGCGCCACCTACAGCAGCGCCCAGAGCAGCACCGCCAATAGCAGCTTTAGCAGCATTGCCAGGAGCTAAATATTTACCTGCAGCAAGCAAACCTGCAGTAGCACCTAATGCACCACCAATAGTGGAACCCGCGATAGGAGCATATTCAGCAGCTTCTTTTTCCAGTGCTTCTAAGGTATTAAAGTACTCATCGGATTCATTCCACAGATCTTCGGCGAAAGCAATTTTTTCCATTGCATCATTGTAAACATTTATTGCGTATTCAGCAGCAGCATAAGCTTCGTCAGGAGTAACTCCAGTCTCTTCAACAGATGCCAGTTTGTTTACATAATCCATGTCAAAATCATGTTCTTCAGCGCTTGCTTCTTTTTTACGATTATAGGCGTACAAAGCAGCACCGGCTGCGGCTGCAGCACCTGCGCCACCAAGAGCTTTTTTATGTTTTTTCAAAAAGTCCATAGCAGCTTGACGACCGCCTTTACTTGCAGGCAACATCTTTGCTTCTTCAGCAGCAGTTTTCTCGCTCGGGCGAGCTTTCATTTGTTTGTATGCATCATAGAGACCTCTAGCACCATAAAAAGAGCTACCAAGGGCAGCTGCTGCGGCAACTCCTGCAGCGGGTTTTAAATGCCCTGTTGCTGCAAGTCCACCTGCCAGTACGGGCAAACCCATACCCAATGCGGCCTGCCTGCCAACATCCCGGGATAAACGATCACTATAATGACGATATTCGTCACTTACTTCAGCAGCAGTTTTAGACTGTACACACTGAGCTTTCATCTTAGCTTTGGCAAGAGCCGCAGCATCTACAGAACTTCCGTAAACCTGCATGCCCGGAGAAGCCGGATTAGCAGTTGCATTGTTAGTCATACCAGGAACAGGTTCAGACCCTGCTTCAGGAACGGGTTTCTTCTCTAAAGGAATTGTCATGTCTGCCGCTTTCTTTACTAATTGACAAACATCATTTAATTCTTTATTAATCATTGTATGTTCAATCTCCTTATCATGTTCAAGATTCGGGGTAATAGCCGCTTCTTTCTTAGGTATAAAGCTACCAACTAATCCACCAACTAACCCGCCGTAAGTTGCAGATGCAAGAGCTGATACTACACGGTTGTTTTTAGGCAATCTCTTTGTAAGAAGCGGTTGCATAAGATTTGCACCTGTAAAAAGAAGCGCTCCAGCTTTAGCCCCAGTCCCTATATGGGTACTCTTGTTAGCGGGTTCTAGTAGTTGAGGTTGATGTTCCATTTATTATTCCTTAGCCGTAGTTTTAGCCTTGGTATTTTTTTCAACTTTAGTGGAAGCAGCTTTAGGTTCAACTTCTACCTCAGCAGCTTTAGCTTTAGCAGCTTTCTGCGGAGCAGGAGTTTCTACAGGTTTAGCTTCTGCAGCTTTTTCTGTACGAGGACCTGTAGAGAGGGCACCTGTATCTACACCTACAGTTTTAACGATTTTACCCGGGATATCCGTTTTAGTCTTACCATTCTCACGTACAACAGATACAAGCTGTGCTCGCTCTAAGTTGCCAACACGAGAAATAAGATCAGGAGTATCAGGGATATAACGGTTAACTTCCTCAGGTGCCAAGTTGATAATACCATTAATACCCAACCGGCTTTTTGTTAAATTCGTTACGTACATTGTATTCCCTCACAATCGTGTTTAAATTTAGTAAAAATGCACAAGGCCGCCCATTCGTAGAAAGTTATATTAACTTTGCTCTAGACCAGGATCATTTAAGTTAGTCCAGTCGATCTAACACCTGTGCAACATGCGTTAAAATATAAGATTAAGCAGTTAACTCGATCTTAGCAATACCGTTGTCATTGCCGATAGCAATACCAATGGTTTCCCACAGATACATGGAGAATTTATTGCCTTTGGTTTCCATGAATGCTTGAACGTCTCTCAGGATATCAAATACGCCAAGGTATTCCGGAGTGGAGAACAGATAGATATGACCGGGTTTAACAACATCCTGTTTGATAGTACGGATGAAGTTATGACCCATCAGTTTAGTATAGCTGTAACCGTTGTGGATGATATCTTCCATTACAGCAGAACCAGCTGCACCCTGTTGCAATTGCAAGAGGCTCATCCAGTCAACTTCATTGATAAGAATAGTTCCGATCGGCACTTCGCGTTTAGCCAGGATTTTCAGACCTTCTGCCAAGATAGCCGGAGTGAACGGACCAGCAACTTTATACAAAGCGCTGCCTTTTTTTTCAGTTTCTTTTTTGGTGATAATATTGTCTGCTGCAGTTACAAACAGACTATCCTCTACACGTTGCAGATCTTTCAGATAGTTCTCTTGAATGATTTGTTTAATAGGAACGCGATAGGTTTGAAGCTCTTCGATAACTTTGGTGAATTCTTCAGACTGAATAGTAGTATAGAATACCTGGAATTTAGAACCAGTATAATATCTCTGTTGGGTCTGTTCACGGAAAGTAACAGGATAAGCTTCAGATACTTTATCTTTGTGGATGATACGCATCGGGGAATCAGAATCAACAGCCTGATCCAGATCTGCGGAGGTAATCATCTTAGGCGGTAAAATTTTGCGGGCAAAAGAACCCTCACGGATTTTAACACGACAGAATTCGGTTGCGATGCCTGCCATTTTTTCAAGGCCTTCATTGGTAACAACTTTTTGTACAAAAGCGGTATTGTTTAATACAGCTTGATCAGCATTTTGAACGATCATGTAAATTTACACCTTCCTTGTTATACTGTGTGTAACAATTAGTTTAAAACGAATTGCACAAGTTTCTTGGCAGCATCATATTTAACAACAAAGCCAATAACCGGAGCACCATCAGTAGCCAGATTCAAAACACCGTCTTCAATAGTAAGTGCTTTGCCTGGCGCAAAAGATACTGCAGCAAATTTATCAGTTTCCAATACACCGCTATTAGCAGTTACAACGTCTACTCGACCCAGAACACGGTTATCATATGCAGTTACATTGTTTTGGTATACTGGAAAAGTAGCACCCTGGGTAGCAATATCATATGCACCAGTTTGTTTAATCAAGGTACCATCAGTATCGAATACTACCCAATCGCCAGGCTCCAGTTGAACACCTGCTTTAAATTCATAGGATTTGATATTAGCGGTTGTATATCCGCTCAAAACGTTAAGCATTAGGAATTCTCCTCCTTAGTTTCTTATGTGTTTTTTACTCGTAGAGTGCTCTATCGAATGCGTCACCAGCAATATTACTGTTAAACATTTCGCTAGAAACCTCACCCAGTTCACCAGAAGAGTGACGGGCAGGGAGTTCAAGTGCGGCAGTTTTTAACGTCGCAATCTTGTGAGGATTTTCCATTAAAGATTCTGTAAATGTCTCACGTTGATCTTCTGCAAGTAACCCTCTATCAATTAGTTCATCTGCAGTTGCTGCAGCTTCTTTTTTTAAATTAACATTATATTCAAGCATACTAGCTGCTTTTGTTAATAAGGAGGCTGCATGCAGAAGTTGATCTCTTACTTCAGGATTCATTATGCGTTTGTACCTCCTTGAGATTTGTTTGAACGATTTCTCTGTAGGATCTCGTCTGCTTTTGTGAAAGCTAAGCCTGTTACCAGGGGAGCCGACACAGCTTTTACTGGAGCACTTACGCTTGCACGATCCAATTGCTGGGTAAGACCCTGACCAGATTTATTATGTAAATCATGCATTATCTTACCCTTAGAAGTCTGTTTGACCGGGATCGTACTTCCTCTGATATCTGTAAATATTTTATATCGTAATGAGTTTTTATCAGCATTACCTCTAAGCAACGCGCCTAAACCGGTGTCTACCTGACTCATTCGATATTTTAATTTTTGCAGACCTTTCTGAGTAGCACGTGCACCAAAAGCACCTTTATCTGCTAGTGCACCGATAACCCAGTTATGCATTGTAAACCCAGGATCTTTCGCTGCCAATACATGATGGGGACGTGTGCGTTTTATTTCATCTACCACAAGGTTCTTTTGCGATTTAGCAAAATTAGCAAGGGTATTTAGAAATGCGGCAGATTTTTCTTTACTCATTTTAGCCTTCTAAACCCAGGCCTGCAATCACGCCGTCCATATATTCAGAGCGAGAGCTGGAAGCCGGAGCAGAAATGCTAGCAGTCTTATCCAGTAACAGAGATTCATCATTTGCACACTTCTCAAGGATTTCAGCAGTTTCACGCATTTCTTGGATCAATTGCTCATCCATTGTGCAGTTGTTAGGCATATGACGTTATCTCCTTTCTTATGTTAGCCCTGGGCTTGAATAGCAGATGCAGCTTGGCTTACGATAGCAGCAGCTTCAGCGACCTGAGCATGCAATTCCGGGTCTTCGATGTGTTCTGCAGCTTGGCGTGCAAGCTCGATGTTTTCACCTGCAGTACGCAGAGATTGGATACCAGTGTTAGCATCACCCATGTCAATGGAAGCCAAAGCATCGTTAGCAGACTGTACAGCCAGTACTGCATGAGATTTACCAGCTTCACGTACTTGGTCAGCACCAGCATCTACAGTAGATTGCAAGTTGGCACCACCGGTTTGCGGGGAATACTCTTCAGCAACTTTAACAAAAGCATCAGTAACAGCAGCATCGATCAAGTCTTTCAAAGATGCTTCTTTTACTACTTCGTCCTCCGGGTTAAAACCAAGGGATTGAGCCATGCGGCTAGCGAACGTATCGAACATTTGGTTACCAGCAATATCACCAGTATAGCCAGCTACTTTCACCAAACGTTCAGCATCTTGAATGCCTTGCTCGTGAGCGGTTTTCATTAAAGCCTCATTTCCAGAGTCTACACCAGCGCGTGCGGATTTAACCAACTCATTAAGTGTTAATTTCTTAGACATACTTATGTGCACCATCCTTACAAAAATTTAACTTATCAATAATTTGAATCTTTTCTTTAGTTCTGTAACATATTATACCTGGACTGTCTATTTCAGGAAGACGTAAATTGATTTATTATTTTTTGATCAATTGCCTGGTCTACTATGCTACTCAGGATCGAATGTCTCCTTCCACGCAATATTATACCTGGAACGGCGGCATTTGCGAAATCAGAAACTTTATCCGAAAATTCCGCTATTTTTTCAACGTCTTCCTCTGGGATATCATAATCTATATCATCAGGCAACTCAATAGCCGCATGTTTCTTTAACGCATAGTTTATAGCTACCGGAGCTATCAGTGATAACATATCGGGATTCTCTGCCACATACTGCTCTGCAAAGTTTAGATCTTTACCATGATTGTATTGATTACGATAGTGCCCGGCAAGTAAATGTACCCCAACGAAAGGCAGTGCAATCTTGCCACCAAAACTTTTTACGAAACCTGCAGTCTTTACTCTGCCATTTTCTTTCCCGCCAGGTTTTCTGGAATCAAATTTTTGAGCGACAAGACCTGCAAGCAATGCTACCAGTGCCATATTCTTAGGATCTTTTAAAATAGTATCCAATGCACCATGAGTTTTATATGCAGCATATAAGGCACCTAAAGTTAATCCAGTTTTAACGGGTCCCATATGAGGTTCTTTGAGCTTAGGTCTTAATTTCTGCTCTTCAACCTGAGCAGGACTCATCATAACTGGCGTTTGAGCATATGAATTTCGATATACTGGAATAGCATCAATAGATTGATTGATCTCTGTATAAGGCGCCGGACGACGTACATGACCGAAATTCAAGTTAGGATTTAAGTCATAATATGCCATTGGCACATTCATATTTAATGCTGCAGAAGTTTTTACCTTATCCATACGGTGCATAACTGCAGGTAAAAACGAAGATCGATCCATCAAGAATTTTTCAAGTAAAGAACCAATCTCTTTCTGGTAATGACCATGAGGAATTTGGTTAGCAGGTCTAGCTGCTCTAACCCCTGCAAGTACATCGTCGAACTTCTCAAGCGGGATACCGTTTTGTACTATAATAATACGGGTAAATTCCTTTGGCTTCATTGGGATTGCATTTAAAAAGAAACTATGTAATATATCTTCAATAGAATGACGGCGTGCCATTCTATCTAATAATGCTACCGGGAGATCAGGTTCTACCCTTTCTAAAGCAGGCAGCGCTTCCTCTATACCTTTCTGCAGTACACGTACAGCCTGCGCCTTGATCCGTTTCACCATTGCAAGCTTTTCCTGTTCTTCCTGATCATTTAAGGTTGCAGCTATCTTTTGCATATCATCGTTATCCGGGATAGCAAAGATTGCTTCATCTGGAGTAGGAGCCAATGGTATCAGGCTTGTTTCAAGCTCACTGCCTAAGTGTTCAAATAGTTCTGCATTTTTTTCCATGAGAGACGCTGCGGAATCAGTACTTGCAACTTTATTCAGTACATAAGCAATTTTATCTGCCCGTCTGCGTACAATACTAATATCAAAGAACGTCGGATTTACATTTATCATGTACGCTTGCTTACCATCAGGGTACACTTCACGTTTATGATACTTGATATGTTCACAATAGGGGTTCTTGGCAGTTGCTTTATTGCCACAGATACTGCATACATCAAAGCGAACCCTACAATTATGTACAGCTACATTTTCTGCAACAAAGGATTCATCTTCCTCGACAGACAGATTATATACTGGGGTGTCTGCGATATCTTCTACTGCGATGTTAGTAACTTCGCCGCACTCAAACTCCGTATATGAAGATTCTTCGTAAGGGTTTTGAATAACACAGTCTCCCAGTTTAATGTTTTGAGCATCTATCCAATCAAAGCTAGCCTCAGTTCGATCTATGACAGTATCTAAGTCCAAATACACTAGAATAGGATGTTCCTGAGTTGCAGTAATAGTATGTTCTGGAATATTTGGTGTAGCAGCTATTGTAAAGGTATACATTTTACCTGTATATCGATGAGTCATAGCCGTTACAACTTTACGAGATCTACCCATATGTGTTCTAACACACTCACCGGGTGCAACAGTTTCAATTGACTTCTGGCTTCCATCTGCCATGGTAATCAGTGTACCTGCAGGGAAACATCCCATCGATACTTCCAGTTGCTCACCTGCATCTTGACGACGAATAAATTCCTCACCTTTGATTTTATCTAAAGCCAGAATTAACTCTACTCGATGCATCTTAGGGTTATACCATGAGAACACTACATTACCAAAGCTAGGACTGGTAGGCTTATTATCATGCTCTTTAAATACTTTCGCCTGTTCTACAAAGGTATGATGCCTGGCGATCAAATCTTTTTCAGGAAAATAATCACCATTAACATTACAACCATAGTATTCGCCAGCACCCATTGCAATTACATGTAAATAAGTGAAACCTGGATTCGGCTTGAAAGACTCTAAGAAGGAGGCTATGTCTGCACCTTGGCTTTTAAGTTCGTCAAAGTTGGCTAACTTAATACGTTGTTCGCCTGTAGCTTCAAACGTACTGCCAAGTGAATATTTTTTACCTAACATAGGTCGTGCCTCCTTGATATTATTTGTTTAACAATGCTTTTGCTACAAACTCACCCATAAGTTCTCGACCTAAGAACTGAGATGCGACTTTGGTATGATTTGCTAATCCGTCCGGAACACCAAGTCCAGACTCAAAGCCTGCAAGATAAGCATCTAAATATAATTCTTCACCAGCTTTTTCAGCGGCTGTCTTTTCATAAGTGCCAGCAATCATCATGCCAAGACCCTGATATACATTAACATCTTCCATTACACTTGGCCTCCTTGCATTTTTTGCTGTTTAGCTTCTCTGGCGTATATATCTGCCATAACTTTACCGAAGCTTTTACCCGTGCTCTCAGCTACACCTTTTACAGCAGTGTTAACCAGTGAATCCGAGAATACGCGTTTAGCCTGGTTATTACGCAACATCGAGCCTTCAAGGTCAGTCAAGCTTGAGAAAATGCTTGCGTTCATATGACCCTGTGCATCAATCATAGTTTCCAGATAGTTAGCTAAAAGCAATGGTTCGCCTGCAACAGTAGGAGACGATTTAATAACTAAGGGCATATATTTCTTCAATGTTTCATAACCATGCATCTGCAGTGACGGTGACATTGCAATTGCGTCTTTCAATGATTTATCGTATTTAGTCTGTGCAAGCAGGCCTTTAGCGGCATCAATACCTGCACCTACACCATACGCAACTGCACCGACTGCAGAGGCACCTACACCACTCCAAAATGCTTGACGTGCGGGTTCCGGAACTTTAGATAAGAAGTTAAATGCTGCTGCTGTCTTTTCTGTTTCCTCATCTGCGCGTGCAAACTCTACCGGAGCAGAGGCAATCTTTACAGGTTTTACATTTTTCACAGGTGCTACCCTCCCTAAAATCTTGGTATTCATACCTGGGACATTAGACTTGGGAATTGTAATTTTTGAAATCATAGTCTACTCCTGGATAATATCAAGAATCTTTTGAAATTTATTTGTTAACTGAGACTCATGTGCAAACTTGGTTTTAATGACATCTTTTGCACGTTCAAGGATTCGAGCATCTTCTACTTCGTGAGCCATTTTAATCGTAACTTCATCGTAGATATTGCGAATCAGGTTTGATTCTTCTGGGTACATATTAAGCAGTTCGGCTTCAGAGCTTGCAATGGATTGAGTCCCTGCAAGTGATGCCTGTTTGATATGATCCATAAAGCCTGTAATAGCCTCAGAGAACCGCATCTCTCTATCCAGGTTTTCACGTGCAAGTTCAGATGCAGTCTTTGTAACAGTCTCAAACGCTCTGTGCATCATACGTACATCTTTGTCAATTGCACTGTCATACGCTGTTTCAGCAGCGACTTTCAAGAACTCTTCATCCATACCAAAGATATCTTCAGCAGAAATGTTATCTACGCGACTTCTATGCTTGCGTGGTGCACTAGCTTCCTTTTGGACACTGGCTGCTTTGAATAAACCTTCGTCAGCACTGCAATCATCTGCACGCTTTGCTACCCGTGCTGTTTTTACAGAAGCAGTTTTAATACCAAGTACGACCTCAGGGCTTGCTACCTCGAACTCTGTCGATTCCGGGAATACCCTGAGAAAAGCTTCGGTATTTGTACGTTCTATTAAACGTGCTGTTTGATCTTGGTTTAGCCCTATCTCACTTGCTTTCTTTGTAACACCTTCGTTCAAGGATACCCCGTTCTCAAGATATTCTGAAACGATATCCTGTGCTGCAGCACGCAAGGAGCTATCAGTTACACTTGCCAAATCAATTCAACTCCTCTCTTTTCTATTCTAAGTCATCAATGGATCTCTGCGGAGCTTTAGAGGTTTGAAGAGCAATCGTAAGCTCTCTAATACCACCAGTACCTTTAGCAGAACTTTTAAGCTCTCTATAAATATCCAATGTATATTTTGCCCAACCCTGTGCGATCTTGTGATCTTCGTTATCTCCGGATTTTATTTTCTCCAGGATAACCTGATACGCGTCACCAAATATTGTTTGAAGCGCGGAATCAAGTCTGATCCGGCTGGGCATATTAAATTCTTTTACACGAACATACTCAAAGCCGCGCTCAAAGATCAAACGCTTGATCCTTGCATCGTCACCCGTTGTTCCCCGTGTAATATATGCAAGCCTGTCTGCGTCACTTCTCCAGACAGAGATATCAAAGAATACCTGTGCATAAGTTTGAACGATCGACAGGTCATATTTGAGTTCCTGTGCAATGTCTTGCGGGATATCACCACACATCAACATACCTTCAATAAGCTGTCGGGCTTTTACATCACAAAATATACTTAAACATGACGCTATTTTAAACTCATTATCTTTGTAATCCTCATGAGTCAATGCTATAATAATCTCGTCAGTAAGTTCATCGTTGACAGGATAGGGGATATAAACGTCTATTTTCTCTGATAGCCCAAACGCTGGTAACGTAATCTCACTAACTGTATCAAGAGAGGCCGTCTTAGACTCTCGGATATCTGCTATAGCTTTATACATACGCCATGATGGATGCCGAATTTTACTAGATTTATACTGATCTAATATTGACATGTACGGACCTCACCTCCTTTGCGGTTAGTGTAGTCTATTTAAGCTACCTGGACATTGTTTATGCCTAAACGGTCAGCTACATCTGTCATTTTATTCATTGCAACCTGTAAATCACTTTCTGATAAATAATCCAGAGAACCTTGACGAACCAGGAACAATAACTGACTTAAATGACTGATCGCATTCAAAATACTATCACTGGCTTTCATTAAAGTTTCCTGACCGGACAAGTTGGACAGTGCCAAATTACCTGTTAAGTACGCATCCATAACCTGAGGGTCATTGACTTGAATGATATTCTCCAAATCCTTAGATGATACAGGATTATTCACTGATGGGCCGGGAATAGACATTTGATCTCTCGGATCAAGAAACGGATTCGGAAGCGCCATCAGATCCTCACCATAAGTATCATCTGTACCAGATTTAGTACCTTTGGTGTTTGTAGCCTTATCGGTTTTAGTATCCTTAACCTGGCTTTTATCCGGATTATCATTTCGAGCTGCAGTTTTCACATCTGTAAATACTGTAGTAAATTCGCATCGACCGGTTTCAAACGCAACTTTACAAACTTCTTTTGCATCTTCATAACTCGATGCATATTTAGTCATAAGGGCGTACGGGCAATTTACAATAGTATGAGAAGTGCCATCCACAATCAGGTCACCCATTTCATTTCTGGTAACAACACCGTTTACACCTGTAGTCATAATGCTTCGATCGATTTCTTCCGGATACATAACTCCCAGGATATTATCAGTTACTTCATATAATTGCTCACTGTTATTCAGAGTTATACTTTTGCTGGTATGTGCAACCAGATCATAAACTGTAAGTGCAATTTTATCACCTAAAGAAAATACTTCCTGGACTTTATAAAAACCATTAACATAGCCGTTATCATCGATACACAATGCTACCATATCAATAGCAGGATCAGATGGTTCAGACGCCATAACTAATGCTTTCCCTGAGATAGGAACACGCACTGTAGTTTTTATCCCTGTTTGGATAGCATAACCCTCAGTCGATACAAAGAGTTCATATTTACCGCGTAACGATTCGGAAGCCAGGTCCGGTTTGTTAAATGAAGATGGATTAGTATACGGGGGATAAAAAGTACTTGATCCATTATTATCATATGGAGATAAGCTTCTAATAGCATTATTATCAAATAATAAACCATGAACTGTACGGCCATCTTTAAGGATTGCAGAAGTCAAAGATATATCACGCGGAGCTACTGTAGGTGAAACACTATCTGCATCTTCAGTATCTGCAAAGGGATTACGGTCTACCACTAAATCGCTAGGAGACTTGGGAATAATAAGTGATGCTACTTTCTCCCGGCTATCACGTACAATTGGAATACCAACAAATAAATTACTGCGTTCTTCATCGGTTACATTAGCCAACTTACAGAACTCACTCACCTGAGCTGCAGTAACTTCGTCACCATTAGCATAGAAACTATCACGGTCTTTCCATACAACAGTTAATTCTGGAATCTCCGGAGCAGCCGCAACTTTCTCTACTACTTCATTTGCTTTATCATAGATAGCTGTCAAGCCCTCAGGTAAATTTTCCACCATCCAATTAACTACTGACGCACTTTTGCTAATTTCCTCAAGCAATTCCTTAGCGGCTTCAACACTCGCGTACTTAGTAGCGTCAACTGTTTTAAACCGTTTTACTTTGCGGGATGGACCTTCGTAGTCATCTTCAGATTCTGTAGTACGCTGTGCAGGTTCACCGAGAACATTATCAGCATAGATTTTATCTAAAAACAAGGGGGACAATGGATAAAATTTAACATCATTAGTATTGCCTTTAACTGCTACTATATCAACCGGGGCAAGTTTATTACCCTTAACGATAATTGGTGCAGCTGCAATTCCGTTGAGTAAATCTATCATACCTTCTGCATCGCCTGTGGCAGGATCAATTCTTGACCAGGTAATCGAACTAATAAAACTAGGAATACCAGGGATTTTCCTTGCTATATTCTCAAGTACCGCATTGTTCCACATGGACATATCAGGAGGTAACTCATACCATAATTCAGAATTCATATTTCAGCCTCCATAAGAGTACAATTTCTTTATGTAGTATATTATACCTGTTAGTTAAAACCGCCAGCGCGACGAACACCTTCAATCACACCTGTTAAAAACTGTCCCGAACGATTAGCTGCTACTAGCGCAGTTTTTCCGGATTTACTTTCGGGAGTTAATTCGCGGATATTAAGTGTGGGATATTTATCCTCAATGCGTTTAGCCAGTGCCTTATAGGTAATGAAAAATCCAGGAGTACCCTTGAGGATCTGTGCGAATGCACGAGCTTTAGACTCTACACCCGGTGCAGCTACCAACCTGCCGATGTTAGTAATCTTAGTAGGGGCACCTACCAGGTTACTAACTATAATAGGAATTGAAGCCTTGCGAATCATAAGTTCTGACGTTGAAAGTTCTGCACCCTTTTCTACTTCGTCTTTTGTCATTACTGCATGGTCCGGAACCAGATACATAGCAGCAACTGCTTCGGCCAGACTAATGCCAACAGATTTAAGAATAGGCGCAATAGTGGGCCATGCTGCTATTGCTTTTTGCATAAGTTTGTTTAACAGACCACCAGATGCGGCTTGCTCAGCCATCATTGGTGTAAACATTGTGGGATTTGCCATTATTAATAAGCCTCCTTCCTTTAATATTTACCAGATTCACCCTTACCAAACGTAGCACCTCTTGCATACGCAGGGATCGGATGATAAGAATGAAGCGGGCTACTAGACCGTGTAGCCGCATTTTCAATGAGTTCACCCTTAAGGTATTTGAACCCAAAGTTTGCAAGCCAATCACGTTTATAGGTCGGGGACTTATTAGTGCCCTTCTGGAACGGAACATATTTAGGTGCTTTCTTACGAGGATTCTTACGAATATCTGCTACTAACTGATTATACTCGACTACATCGCCTTCAATGTAATCATCGAAATCACCTGGGTCTGTGATCTGGACATAGTTTACCAAACCACGAGCAATGACCTCAAAGTTTTTCTTCACAGAATCTATTCCTGCGCGGTCATATAAGTTAGATACATTGTTAATAAACGCAGAACGACCATAGTCAATGCCTTTATATGGTACAATCTTACCTAAATTCAAAATACCATCAGTCAACGGATCGCCTGCTGTTATATTATCACCAAGTTTAACCTTGAGCTGACGCGTCGGCGGAATGTAATACTTCTTCCTGCCAATAAATACATTCATACCACCAGCGGCTGCATTTTCTATCTTGGTAACTGTACCGGTCACTTCTGAAATAACTGCAGCGCCGCTGAATTTAGTACTCATATTAAAAAACGACTTAACAGTATTCAAACCTACTGCATCGCCTGCCGCAGTACCCGCGGTATGCTTGGCGGACAAGCCCAGCTGAGTGAATGGTTCTGAAATCGCATGAGCACTAACTACACCTACGTTCTCTCCAATATCAGGGAACTTCAGCTTCTCGTTATACCCATAGCACATTTGGCAAACACCTTCACGTGCCTCACAGGTAGCTGGGCTGCGTACTGTGATCTCTTTGATACCACGTTTCTTTAACTGTTCGTAATAGTTAGCATCGATAAACTTGTTGGTCCTGGCTTCTACACGGTTAATAACATTTACAGTATCATCTATATTTCGAGTAATACCTCTGCGAGTACCACAATCTCTCTGGGATATTACCACATCAAGCACGTTGCCGATCAATTCTTTCGCCAAAGCACCTGCAGGAGCTACAGATAACTTTGCACCTACTGTGCCTTTACGGGTGCCATAACTGGAGATCCAATAGTCAGAAGGACTCAGACCTTCATTGTAAGACTTGTGGATCAGTGATGGGATAAGTTTATTCTTTGGATCTGCTACTACAGTAGGAGATGCAATGATCTGCAGTATCTGACCTTTAGAACCTTTGGAACCCGTATAGGCCCATTGCTGGAATGTATTGTCCTTAGCCTCATCGGTAAGCTTCTGCGTAAAAGCCTGTGCCTTTCTAAGAATCTTAGCTTTCTCTGCTTCTTCTTCCTGTGGACTCAGTTTCTTCTTATCTACCTCAGCCAGTTCCTTATCTATCTTCTTAAAATAAGCATCACGTTTCTTTTTAAGGTCCTTTAAGTTAAAGTCACTGGCTTTATATGATACACCCATTTTATACGCAAACAAAGCACCAAGCTCTTTTAAACCATCAGCTACATCAGTATAGCGTTTAGGTTCTGAACGTCCAATCTGGCTTAACACTCTGCTCATTACCTGCTTGTTCCATACCTCGTTATACTTACGAAGCTGCATAGGTAATAAATCGTTTATCAGTACCAATCCTGCAGTAGTTTTATTGCCTTTATAGATTACCGGGGTATTCGGCTTTATAACGCTCATTCGGATATCCTGGAATACCTGGTCTACATCCATTACAGATTTAAACTTGGTATCCTTAGTAAAATCCTTGACATTATTACTGGCAACGAATAACCCGAAAACCGATTCCTGCTGAGGCAGCATGTTTGGACCCATAGTTCTTGCGGAAAACAAGTTCTTGCTGGGCAGCATTTTCTCCAGCGCTTCTACACGTGCCTCTTCGGTAGCAGGGACATGCAGCTGCATCGTATCATACACCAGGATCCCATTACCGATGAATAGCGGGAACTTAGGTACTGTAAAGTCATACGTGATTTCCTCTCTGGGAACTTCGATGACCTCTACAACTTCATCCCAGGCATATGGTAATCTAAGATACGGATTAGCCGGATTGCTTTTCTCTACCTCATCCTCTGGCAAAAGCTTTTCATCTTCAGGTAAAAGTCTCTTAGCATCTAATTGTATAATTATTCTAAATCCTTCTATCTTTATACATACACCTATACGTGCAATGACCAGCTTTGCCAATTCAAGTTCCTCTGTGTCTTTGCATGAATATACATAGGTGTTCGGGTCTTCCTGGACGAACATTGCCCAAATCAAAGGAACTAAATAGGAAACCGGAATTTCCATCATATAATCCTTGAATTTATCACATTTCTGTGATATGATATCTGCAGCAGCATCCTGGATAGCACTCATTTCTACCCCGGTATCTACAGAGTAATTCAATTTAGTCATAATGGGGACAAAGGCTCCCTTTGCTTTCTTAGGCTCCAAAGGACTGAAAAAGGTATCTGTGCCTACCGTGGCTAAGGAATGGTCGTCTGTAACTGTTATATGATACCCGTTTTTCGTTTCTATATAGTACATCTGACCATGCTTTGTATGGACACTGCATTCAGTGTAATCTAAAAAGATATTTGAATTTGATTCGGGGTCATACGTGAGTACAGATCCTACCACTTCCGTCTTGTTACTTTTGGTAGTCATGTATAAGGGCCTCCTAACTTTCACGTTTTTACATTTTTATATTTTTTGCTTTTTGCTTGATCTTTATTATACCTAAGAGCATTGCATAAAAATTCAAGAATCTGCGGTATAAGTATATTGTAGAGGAATTTAACGCATTCTTCTACCGTAAAAATCGAATCGATTTTTTACGTACACAGTTTTCAGGAGAAAGGAAGTGGATGATTATAATATCTCAACTTCCACTCAGCCAGTTTCCATTGGGCGAGACCCTGACCAGACTGACAATTAAAAATAGCAAAGGACTGGAAAAACGACTTCGGTTAGGCGCTTCCGAATACGTTGCTCAAAGCTTTGTTATTAAAATGAATCAGTTTGATCCTGGTAATACATTCGTATTACAGCCGGAAACTCCTGGGAAAATCATTTTCTCCCAATCACCTGATGGGAATATTATGTTGGACGTCTCCCGACATATAACAATCCCGTTTGTGACCTCAGAACCTACAGGTGATTATCTATATTTCTCTCGAAGAAAATACATAGGTAAAAAACGGGTTCTAGAACAAGGTTACATCCCACTACAAATAATAGAAAGAAGGAATTTATAATGAGAAACGAATTAGAACGCAGAGTTTATGTTAGCGGACACGAACATCCGTTTATTTTCCAAGCACAACGTGATGCAAATGGTAACTATGTTCCCATTTCTGACGATGTAATTAAAGCCGCTGTTGCTGTAGTAAATCCGAATATTGATACCAATACTCAGATTGCATGGAATTTGACCCGTGATATTAATGGGGAAGAATATTACAAAGCTCAATTCCTGCCGCGTGCACAAAACAAAGGCTGCTAATCCCTTGCTCTCGAATAATACCTTGCTCTCGAGTAATAATATTACTCTCTAATAATACTGTCTAAACTGTTAAAAATTTTTACACTATCAATGAAAATTTTTAATCCTTTTTATTACCCTCTTTATTTGTCCTCCTCGTTTAAAGGACTATAAAAAAAAACTTAACATGTTAAGCGCCAAGTTTACCTCCCTCTGATTTGATTATAGGATTAAGTTCCAGTAATTGATGTCAGAGGGAGGTATCTTTTTATTACTTTTTCTTTAATTATAAAATAGGAGGTGAATATTATGAGCACAACTTCACCTGAGGAATTCCCCGTGACTGAGTTATGCAATAGTTTAACTAAGCTATCAGAGGTTTTAAATGACGCGGAAATTCAAGATATTCTAACTAACCTGCTTGCTGATAAAGAGTTAAATGAAGTATTCGCATCGCCATTTCCAATGGATTTACTTACAAGTCTAGTTAACTCCATGCCGGAAACTAATAATAGAGCAATTGCTAGTATAACCGACAAGATAAGAACAGTATTTTCCAATATTCCGGCAAGTAAAAAGAAAGGAGTAATAATAGTATGAGTAAATGTGGACATTCTGTTGCACAAATATTCGGAAACATGCTCTGGAAGAAAATACGTGAAAATAAAAGCAACATTTCACAGTCCAGTGAACTAAAAGACATATCTTTCAGGTGGAACTGTCTTACAGATCTAAAACGTTTTCTCCCGGAATATGATATTAATGAAACTACTGTGAAATTAATAATTACTAATACTGGAAATCCACAAAGCTTTAACAGACAGCTATTACCTATGCTTCTCGCTGCTATTTTCCCTACTGCAGCAGTATCAACATCCTCTGTTAAAGATGGAGATTCAATATCAGAGCTGATTATATTACGGTTGCCATCGTATGTTTATGATATCCTAAGACTTCTGTTATATATCGGATATTCTTATGGACATAAAAATACATTATCAGCTTCCAGTGCTCTAAATGTATATAATGAACCAAACGTAAAAGAATTTAGTAAACATACACATAATGTTGTTGCACGAGTATTAAATGCAATAGCTATCTTAAATCCAGACCTCTGGAAAGAATTAAATGAGTTCTATCTCGATATCCATACTACACCATCCCTTGCACAGTTTTATGAAAAAATCTTTCTGACCGGGAATGATAACATTGCTGAATTTGAAACTATGCAGCCCAATATTTATATAAATGTGAATGGTCTTACTACTCCTGGCCCTGGGATGTATGATTTCCTACCCATTGTTGTAAATAATTTAAATATGGTAAAAGAAATATCTGCAAAAATCCTGTCAGAACTTAAAGCCCCAGTATGGAGTGTTATTACTGCGAATGTCAAAAATGCAGAAACTATAAGGAGAGAACAATATATGCAACAATCTACTGCAACAATCGCTGCATTGGAATCTATTCTTAGATCCAGTGTCGTTGTAACCGATCAAGGAGAAGTTCTACATATCGACTGCGATAATGAACATAATAATCTCCAAATTACTTCACAGAATCCCAATGAAATACCTCGAAACACTACACGGCCAATCGTTACTAAAATGACGATATTAGATACCCGTGGAGAAAGCAAAGAAATCGTGGTTCTTAATGATGAAGTCGTCCAATCCCTGATTATGGCAATCAGAGATACAAACTTCATTAACTCGGGAATCTATCGCGTACCCAATAATACGGCTATTCCTACACCAGTAAACAATCCTGCAAGTAACTCAGCAGATATGCAGCCTACTCCCGACCGGATTGTTATGGGAAATATTATAGGGGCACGTAGTCAACGTGGCAACCAAACGTATATCTGGCAAGAATTGGCACCCGGAATAGCAGCATGGGTCCCTGAAAATACTGGCCAGGAAATTAGGGAAAATACAGATGAAGATACGATAGATATGATACCGCGTGATAGAGTCATGGGGGTCCCGATACCTGATGACGATGATGACGATGATGACGATGATGACGATGATTATTATGAAGACGCAGATGATACCCCAGTTCCAGCTCCAGCGCCAGAAAGAGTTATGATGGAAACTGATAGTGGATACTTTACTCAAGATGCCTCGGGTAGAATGGTGTTCCATCCCCGCGTCTGAAATCTAACTGCTGGATAAAGGAGGAAACTTTATGGATAATGAATTTACAATCAAAATTAACGGGGCGTCGTCCGTATTGACTTATAAAGATCAACTTGGAACCAATAAAACGAAAACAGTGAAAACTGAAGAACTGTGCAGGCAACTTGGTTCATTTGCACAAACTACAGATGTAATAATTCCCCATGGCTGCAGACAAATAAAAGAAACCAACGAATATATGGTGCTGGCATTTATTAATCCAGAATTTGTTGGCGATCATTTGTTAAAATGGGGTGCCCGGGAACGTGAAGAGTTTGGTGATCCTCCAGACTTTATTGAAAATATGGGCGACAGTATTAAAAAGTTTTCTGTACCCTATCCACCAAGTTGCTCTATTGTTGTGGTAGCTAAGCAGAAAGATAATCGCTTTAATTTCGTAAACCTTTACCAATATGCACTCGATTCTTATCCATTGGATATGACCAAAGTAAAGTTATATAGATGGCCATTCAGTAATATGTATGAAAATGGAAGATGCTGTATTGGTAATATTGTAAAGTCATATATAACGATCGAAAGTCTTGCTTCTATTCCTACTACTATTTTCCATGGTGTAGGAAATACCGATCTGAGTTCAGTCCGTACAAGTAAAGTTGCGGGATATCGAAACGGGTATGAAGTAGTAAAGTCAATCGCAGGAAAAACTTCATTCCCCAAAGAAGTTTTGGATTATTATGCGGATCTTCAAGGTACCCTCAGTGCTTTAGCTAATAAAAATATCTATTAAATAATAATAACAAAGCAAATAAGGAAGTAATTGAAAGGAAGTGCCCATTATGTCTACTGTAACAAAAATAGAAACCTCTGAACTCCCTGCCGAATCTAAAGCGGGAGTTGTAACTTATGGCGGTACACGGGGTTTTTCTAGAGTAACCCCGCTTGCTCCCCCGGTTACTACCTCTGACCCCAAAACTGACGAGATTGCCAAATCCATAGCAGAACAGGCAGTAAAAGCATTTATGCAAGCAAATGCCCAGGTTGTAGGTAGTCTGGAAGAAGCTATGGCACTGGAAAATCCTAAACCAGATGTATATTTTATGACCCGTAAAGGTCTTGCCTGCAGAAAAACCAGAGTACTTAATGGTAATACTTTTACATTCACGGATATCGTTACTGAATGTCCCTTGCTCGATACTTTAACTCCTACAGTAGGATACTCAATCAAAAATAAAATCCCTAAAGAGTTGTTGATTGAAATAATCGGCAGCTTCTATCGAATCGTTAAACGTTCAGGTGATGAAGCTGCAGCCCAGATCTATCGGAAAGATGCTACCGGAGAATACTTCATCTATTATCCGAAACAACGTATTTCCAGCGCTCACGTTGCGTATGATGCTGATGAAAACTTGCTCGAACTCAGAAAAGAAAACCATCTCATTATGGAGCTCCATTCCCATAATACTATGGCTGCATTCTGGTCCGGTACTGACGACAATAATGAAACTGAATGTGGACTTTATATGGTAATCGGTACATTTGGACAAGACAGTGCAACCTATAAATGCAGAGTAAAAGAAGATAAAACTTATATCAACTTCCCTGCGTATACAGTATTTGATATGACTCCTGAAGAAGAAATCGAGATCTTCAAGAAAGAAAACTTCTCCGAGGGAAATCCTGAGATCGAAACTAAATTGACTGCCCCTGTAATTGCTCGTAGCGCAGGCTATACCTTTGGTCGTTATTCCGGGGATATCAATTACTCCGAGTATTACAGCGGAAGATATGGCGACCCGTATGGCGATTATGACTGGGATTGGAGAAGAGCTCGCCGGAACACCTCATCTACAGTATCTTCCCGTTCCAACACGGCGTCCTATCTGTCTTCTTTTCGCTGGGATAACTCGTATAGAGACAGCAAAACTAATAAGTATTATTCTATTGATGGTTACATGTGGTCTGCTGCTGGTAGTGGTTGGGTTAAAGATCCTCGGCCATTAGAAGAACAGATAGCTGGGTATAAAGCCTATATCTCCGAGATCTATTCTGATGAAAACTTGACCGGAAAAAAGTTCGCAGACAGAAAAAAACTCGCCGCAAGAAAGCTTCTGGCATACATAACAGCGAGCGAGAGTGCGGAAAAGGAAGAAAAGATCGAAAGACCAGGAGAAAACATTCCAACAAGTATAGATCCCAAAGACTTTTCTAACACGGAAGAGTTTAAGACTATGCTTAAAACCCATGTGGAATCCCGTGTCTTTATCACTAATGCTATAACTAAAAATATGAATAGGCCTGAATACTATGATCTTGAAATTGACGCCAATATACAAGATATCAAAGACGTTGAGTTCTTTGCGGATAGCGCCATTATGTATGAGCTGTTCACCGATAACGAAAAGATCCGCCTCGCTCAATTCTTTGATCTCACTGTTCCCGAATTTACAAAAGCATTCTGTGCAAATAAAGAATATACAGCAGAAGCTACCAGCGCGTTCTACTCTATTCTTTGTGTACCCAAAGAATGCTGGCCTGCAATGATCAAATATGCAGATGAATCTATGGCATCTCTCGGCTTTACTAAGGAAACAATCAGTGAATTCTTTGAGATCCTGGATTTTGAAAATGTTGACTGGCAATATAATACATCGGTCTCTATTGACTTAAAATAATAATATGGGAGGTATTATTTAATGTTGGACCTTACTAAACTTTTCCCTGTAGCAATACCTAAAGGGTTTTCCGAAAGCTCTCTGGAACATATACTTAACCATCCGCTTGTCCAGGCAGCTTCTACCCAAGATGTAATATCCCACGTATTTAAAACCATGGATACTATCCATATCGTTCAAATCGGTGCAGGTGGTACTGGGGGATATGTAGCATCCAATCTTCTTCGGCAATTAGGCAGTATGCACCCTCTGCTCCAGGATCGAATCTACTACTGGCTCATGGATGGTGATGAATTTGAAGCTAAAAATATGGGTCGGCAATTATGTACTGAAGATGACCTTGGAGAAAATAAAGCAGAAGTATTGATAAATAAATATGGTGAATTCTATGGCTGTAATATGGATCATCTCTTTGCTATTCCAGAATATCTCACTGATATAGCCCAGCTTATTGCTGCTAATGCTATCCCAAGGTATACCCCGGATCCTACAGCCTATACCAAGAGCGGACTATCTGATCTATGGAGCGATACGCTATATAACTGTGAATTTACGCCATATGCAAGTAGAGAAAACGCTGATAACTGTAAAAAGATACGTGAAGCCTTGCAGCTTGAAACTGTTATCCCGTGCCATTCATCCACCTACCCAACGATCATCTTTATTGATTGTGTAGATAAAAATGCTCCTAGAAAAATAATCCATGATTATATGCAGCAATATAAAACATGTAAATCCTGTTATCAAAGTAATTCGGTTTTCCACACCAGAATGGAAAACATGCTGCACTTTGACGATTTACCATCTTCCTTTGATGAATTTGTTTATGGTGAGAAGATTGCTTGTAGTCTTAATAATATCGATATGTTAAATCTACGTCGTTGTATCGGGTCTAATATCTATCTTATAAGTTCTGGTAACTCTCAATATACTGGCCAGGTATATTGGGGAAGAATATCACAGTTCTTTCCAGATCAACCTGCCGCAACCTATTCCGATATCATGACTCAGGGAGATCCAAAAGACTATTCTCTGGCCAATCTCTTAACTGCTATGGCTAAGTATAATGGTTCCTCAGAGAAAAATACGGGTATGAGGTCTCTGTATGAAAACAACCGGGTACTGGAAATAGTTCCTAATTTAACTGTACGTAAATGGGAATCCATCCCGGATGTAATCACCGAGAATCCTAACTATTTCAAATCACTCTTCATGTCTGTACCAACTCCGTATGAGAGGTTCCCTGAGCTCCTTGATCTCGAGGTGGACAAGGCAGAAGAAGCAATGAGCTGTGCTGAACGTGCTGCCCAGAATGTACAGAATATCACAGCTAATCAAACTGCCGCTACATTGGTAAATAATTATCTGACTTCTATTCTCAGAGGTATGCTACCAATGAAAGACACCGACAGAACAATCCTTACTACTGCAGGAATTAATTTTAATGTTAATACCAATGTATTCACATCTGAATATTTAACCTCTGATTACCTGCAATTAAAATAATCCACAGAAGATATGAGAGGTCAGATTAGTCTGGCCTCCGTATCCTTTTAAAAGAAGGTGAGTTATTAAGTGGCACCCGCAGAAACACCAGAAACTTACATTTTTAAACCTCTGAACTATGCTAAGATAATAAGCTATTCTAATATACTAAATACGGATAATACACTCAATGATGAGTTGCCAATATTCCTATCTTGTAATTTTAGTAACCGATCATATATAGGGAAATTGGATCTGAGTAATCCGGTTATTACATCTTTATGCAAGCTGCCACCACTGGGAACCAAAGAAAACACTCATGGATTTATAGAAAAAATTCTCGTTCGACAAAAATGGGTCAGACAGGGATATGCATTTTTATTCAATGAGGAATATTTAAGACTCAGAGATTCTAAACGTAACAGTGTTTATGCCATTAATAATTATGGTACACTGGCAGAAATACATGCGCTGCAAGCTGCAATCCCTTTCTTTACGTCTTCAGGATTCTTTCAGTTCAAAGGAACACCTGAACAATATATCATAAGTATGATAGTAAATTATCTTGAAGAACTACTGTTTGATCCCTATGAACAGGAATTTGGACCCTTCTGCAGTAAAGGAATAAAATCCAAAATTGAAGAATTAAGTGCTGAACAATATATATATGGCAGCTCATATGCACTTATGGGAACTATACTCAAAAATATAGGGCAGTATATGAACCATACGACTCTCGCACACTGCGTACTTGCCGGGATAACCATATTTATTAAAATCTGGGAAAAATACTTTAATCTAGAAGAGTGCATTTATGCCATGTATAATAATGTTTCCGTTGTTCCAGTATTTAATACTGGCGGAAGTAAAATCTATTCCCAGATAGGCTCAGAAACTTCTAAGCAGGAATGGGAAGTAAATTTTATATACTATGGATTAATGCAGTATGATCCCCACACTCGCCCTAAAGCCTTCGATTATGAAGGAATCTCTGAGAAAATTACACGTGAAATACATGCAATAGCTATGCTTGGATATATGGCACCGTCCAAAGAATTCTTACAGGTTTTCTCCACTGGATTAACGGTACTCAGTACATACTCTTCAAGCTGGTTCTTCCTCGCATGTGTTTCCAAGCTTACTGATTTTCTTAAGGCTGATCCCTGTATGCAGATCTGCAGCCAATTCCCAGATGCCGGACCTACCAATACAGATTTTATGATGGATAAAATCATAGCACAAACTACACCTGCCAGTGTACCCAGCTGGGTACTTGTATTTAATAGGTGGAAACGTGTAACCAGAAGGGACGGTGAGTGACAATGCCTATATATGGAAAAATATTATATGATAAAAACAATGACCCTTATGGGTTTTGGCAGCCAAACCCTCTGTCACCTGTAAATCTGCCGCCAGCCACAAGTCTGATAAGTCATAACCATGAACCCTATTCTGCACTTAAATCCAGATTTACAGGTATGTACCCTATGAACGAGCAGTCACTGCCAATCAAAGTAGGTACTGTATTTCGCTGCAATCCGGATAACCTTTTGCACAGAGGATTTATACCCTGCATGATTATGCAAAAAGATGGTTTGAAACGTTTAACAATTATGCTGCAATTAATTCTCGGTACCAGTATGAGAGCTAAACAAATAGTAAAACACATTATGTATAATTATTCTAGCTGGGGATCATTTAATTTGAAGAATCAAGTATATCAGCTGCATGTTCCGAATGTAGGAATAGATCCTGCACCCTATATAGCCCCCATGAATGCCATGAAATATACAAGCTCTCCCCAGTGGAGTATGTATGATGAGGTTGCAAACCCATTCTCAGACAGTAGCAGTACCGGTACTACACTGGTTATATCTACATCTAAATTCATGGCCGATATATCAGTACATGATAAAATTAACAATGCTTTGACTTGTCCTCTGATTGCCGAAGATATCTTAACAAATATTGAATTTAAAGAACCTCGGGTATTCTACCGAGAAATGCTGTATGGCTCCGTGTATCCACGCTTGCTATATATGCACGTTATGAAAGAAACCGGACTTCCTATTAATTATAAGAACCTGCGTCTTAAAATTATGCCTAAGACAATCCCCAGAAGAAATATTGAAAGAACTGTATGTCGAGGTATATACTCGGGATTCGGTATGCACAACTTTAGTAAGTGCTGGACTATGGATGAAAAATTAAGCAACACTACAAACTCCATGAACTTGGCTATCGGGTATCACTACTATAATCTCAATGATTATCACTATAAGAAACTACTGGGTTCTAATACCCTCAACTGGCTTAATCTCGCATCTTCTATTCTTGATATGTGTACGATAATTACCACCGGAAAGGTATCTACGGAGTTGCTTGCACTGCTGTGTAAGACTCTGATGAACATAGCTGATAAATATGATGTCAGCGCGTTTATGGATGCTTGGGAATTTCTATGTGAAAAACATTTCAAAGAAGAAGATCAGGAAGCCATGGTTGAGACTTTGTATACCGCGCTTAAAGTATCTCGTGATACCAAGGACGAAAAACATTGGTTTAAAACCTATGATACTATGAAGACAACGATACGAAGAGACGAGTTATCACGATCGGTTCTTACATGGTTGAGTACCCGTTATCTACGGTTTAACTCACTCTATAAAAGAATTTCTTCACCGCAGGGGAACGCTAATACACAAAGTGAAGATAAAACCTCTGACGATCTTGCTAACAAAATCATTATTAAAACCTTTATTCCCGGACTATCAGCAATGATGCCTGTTGCATACTCCATATCGTATACACGGGGCAATTCTAAGAACTTACATCTAGGCCCGTTAAAACATACGAAACTACGTGAGGCAATGAGTACATTGTGTGGCAATGAAGTCAAGGGAGCTCTTAACTCCCTGTTTACGGAGTTGAATGGACAAGGCAGTTCAATAGACTTGAATCGCTTACTAGGCAATGACGCTACACCCCCAGATGGTTGGTGTCCAGACAATCGCCATCGCTTTACGGATATCTGTACATGGCTCAGCACCTATTATGTAGAGAAAAACTGGGGGAAAACAGCGAATAAAACAAGGATGGAACTGATTAGAGAATTCCGAAACTTAGATGACCCGTATCCAGATATGGACACAAAAGAAATAAGTATTTATTAACAATTAGAATTATATTCAAATTAAGAATATATCCTAATTGAGAAAGAGAGGTTGGTCACCTCTCTTTTTTAGTCATCTATTTTAGTGCATTCTCATTTAGTAATAATTACTATTACTTATTTTATAAATACCCTTTAGACCTCTATGTATATTTATGCATTAAAAATGAATATTCATACATTTAAAACAAATAAGGATTTTGACGTAATGATAAGCCAATGTGAAAGAAATGATAAAAATTGAAAAACAAATGTCCATTTTCATTTTTAGTACCTAGGTACTAATTTTTTCAAGTCAGTCAAGTTTACACTTTTGATATCAAAATGATAAAAATTGATACATAGTTTACACTTTTCACAAAAAGTTCACAAACTGTTCGTATATTTTGACATGTTCGCTTCATTTGTCGTACCCCGTAACCCCAGTGCCAGAGCCAAGTGTAGACAAGTGTAGACACTTTTTTACCCAATTTACCGACATGTTCGTATTAATTTCTCAGACTTGTCTACACTGTCTACAAATCATCTTGAAAAAGTGTAGACACTTTTTTGCTTATAATATAATATAAATTATATGATTGTCTACATGTCTACACTTTTTTTTAGGTAGAGCTACATCACGGAAGTTTTTCTGCGGGGGGTAGTAAATGTATAGCGTATACATATACATAAAAAAATAGATATATATATAGGGGGTCTACCCTAAAAAAAGTGTAGACATGTAGACAACGGGGTAATTCGTAGCGTGGCGTCCTCAAAAAAGTGTCTACACTTTTTCAAAATTAAGTGTAGACAGGTGTAGACAACCTATTTTTATCAGCGGATTTCGTCGGTGGCGTGCTACAAAAAGTGTCTACACTTGGCCTCAAGCCGCATTCTACCGTGAAATCTTTGTAAAACGCTGATGGCGCACTGGAAAAACGATGACTCTCGGTTACTTAAAATGAGAACCCGCATGACATAAGGGCCCATGGCATCATGATGTACCGGGGTACGAGAAATCCGTACATCGAGATGTACGAAAAACGGTACAATCCAAGGGTACATGGACAAATGTCACTGACTCACACTGTAGACAAAGTGTAACCACGTGTAACCTCGAAGAAAAATTGAGGCATGAGTGTCTGGTAGCAAAACAGCGACAGAATTGAGTGATAAAGGGAAGCAATGTTACACTTTGTAAAACAGGGAGTGTAACATAGGGTGTGGGGTACTTTCTGGCAGTGACCAAGTACCTAGTTTTGGAAACCCATACATACCTCTCTCGTCAACGAGGATCGTTTCTAACAGGAGAAACACATTCCACACGAAGAAGTTATCCTAAGCAACTCTTTCTCTTCTCAGAAACAAAATAAAAAGATCTCAGAGGCACATTGGCTCTCCGAGCTGCGCTACGCGATCTCACACAATAAAAAAGAGGCTCTCATCGAGCCTCTGGCGTGGTCGTTACCACTGTATCACCTCATATGCAATTCGTCCGTCAAAGCCGCCTCGGGCACCAACGCCTGCCTGGTACACCCAGCGCTTGTTGCGATAATGCAGGCCGTACCCACCTTTTACCTCGCCTGCATCGTATGACATTGCACCATAGATCCCAATGCCATGCTTGGATTTGTCAAGGTGGATGCTGTAAATATTGGTGCCTGGCCGTACATTTACGTTCTCTTCTTTGATAGCCAGGTCTCCTTTGTCCTCATCTATAGCTGCTTGGATTTCTTTTTCTGTCGCTGTAGGTGGCAGATTGACAATGGGAGCCTGGTCTTTTTCTTTGATGTTTTCTATTTTTTTAGTTATCTGTGGCGCTGTTGTCTCGGCGTGAGCGACGTTTTCACTGGTTAAGATGTCGTTGACCACTGATTCGGATACTCCAGTACTGGTAGCGTCATGCACTGTAATTTTATTACTACTTGATATATAATTATAAATAGTAATAGTTATTATTAATATAACAACCAGTGCCCACAGGTATTTATTTGTTAGGAGTCTCTTTATCTTTTCGATCATTTGTACCTCCCTGACACTTGGAATCACAGGTATGCTTAGATATTGTAGGACGTATCTCGTCATCCGTGATCTTCTCTCTCCGCACGACAGTCATTGAGATATTCAGCAGGCTCTTGATAACACCAAACTGAAATGCTTTATGCAGGTTTTGTATAGTTGCGCCTATAATAAGTGTTACAAGCACTGTCCCCAGCCATCCCAGCCATGGGTACAGGAAGTTGCTCAGCGCGCCTCCTAATAGTGAGGCAAAGATAAACGCTGCAAGGATAAGCCTCCAATGGATACGATATGAGTCATCATTGTTTTTATAAATAAGCGAAATCCCCAAGAAACTGATGATACCTAGCAATCCGCACAGAATACCGTCGATGCACAGTGTTATAGTCTCTTGATTTATAAATTTATCCATTAGAGCGGCTACGAACAGTGCTATCAGTTTCTGGCTCCAATTTTCCAAGTCCACCACCAATCCTTAAAGTATTAAAAAGTAAGCAGTATACACTTCTATGTATATCTATGCATTAATTATGAATATCTATACATTGTGTATTTATTATATACAGTCAGTCAGTTTCTCCTTGCATATTTAATCAATAGTTTTGCATATTATTCCAACACCGATCATGGTCATCGCGAGCACCCCTACTCGGATAATCCCATTGGACAACACTGTGATATATTGCTCTTCGACGTTTTTCTGTATTTTGTCACTATAGGTACGTACCATTGAGAAGTTATCATTTAACCATGGCTGGTAAGTTACCAGGACTACAAGCTGGTCATTGTTATTCATAGTTCCATTTGGATAAATGTTGGAAACACCGAAGATATCTTCTCTTTCGTATATATATGCAGGAGCTATGAATATTTTTCCATTAAGGGCATTGATGTCTTTGCTAAGCTGGTTTGGACTTAGTACCTGGATATCACTGGGATCACCATGCATGTTCATTGCAAGGACATTGTTGCCGTCCCAGTTAAACAATTCTTCGAGAGCGGTAGCCTGACGAATGGCATTGTGCCTGTCAGTACTAAACAGTACGCCTTTATGACTGACAACTAATATCTGTACATCCTTGCGGTTCTGGAACCATCGATCTTCATAGGTATACGCTGTATTGGCAATGATCCTGTAAAGCTGGTTGTTGACGTTGTTAGCAGAGAAATACGTGTTCAAGTCACTTTTTAGCATCCGCATATTTCCGTTATACTGGGTCGTTATCGTTCGCACCAGGTCGTCACGGAGACTCTCTGCGTGCTGGGCAGCATTCATGTACCCTGAGTATAACAGCGCGTTAACATAGTAACTCGACGCATTCTGGACATCATTATATGTTTCCTGGTTTTTTTGACTACATAGTTCAAGGTCTTGACGTAGGTAAAAGAGTTGGATAAGGCATAACACAGAGGTCCATAGGAACAGTTGTAATAACAGGCTATGGACTTTTTTCCTGTGCGTTTTGAGATATGCCTTAGCGTTCTTTATTTTTTCCTGTATAACCATTAAATTAAATCTGTCACCTGCTTTCATAATATACTCATTTTTCCTCCCTTGGCTCCACTATTAACTGATATTAGTTTCGTAGTCCCAACTTGCAATCGCTCGGATCACGGTGTTCGGCTCTTTAGTACAAATGGCTTTGACTCGCGCTGTATAACCATCGGTTACACTTACGGTCACAGTTCTGTCACCTATAAGATTGGATGCAACAGTTTTGCCGTCTACCTGGACTTCATAGATCGTCAGTGTATCCACAGGTCGGAACTGCAGTTTGATCTTTGTAGCTTCAGCAGGTTTATTTATAACAACCTCGTTGGACACGGCTACATTGTCTAACAGTTCACAGCCAGGAGTTACCAGTTTTGACTTATCAATATCAGCATCTACAATATCGCCGCCATAGGCAATCCATATAAAACCAGTATACAAGATGTTTTCAAAGTTGCTTTCAAGTTTCATCGGCGCAGCTACCCTGCCGGATATGATCATGCCGGGTTTAACCACTAGTTCTTTAACGATATACCTACCCCAGCACCAGTTATTACCCCCGCTGTTACTGCCGCCATAGCTGCCTGTAGGGAGTTTCTCTGCGTCCCAGGCTTGGTCCCAGCCACCCATTGTCTGCTTGGATTGAATGGGAATAGTATCTGGGGCTTCACCGTCCTGCGGGGGGTACAGGGAGAGTGCCCTGCGTGCTATGATAGATCCAAAGTAAGTATCTTTAGCACCTTTATTATAGGGGTCTGTATCTCCTCTGTAGCTGTTATCCCAGCCGGAGCTCAGCACATAGTTTGCAGGCCCAACTGCAGCGACTCTCAGTTTATAAACATCGTCTGGCACAGTAAACGAGAACGCCAAATCATTAGTACCTACGATACTGGCAGGTGCGTAAAAAAATGACTCATTGTACTCAATGCGTTCACATTCAGCAGTGATCTCAATGTTCTCATAGACATACATTACCAGGTTATTGGAAACCTCTTTACCATTGACTTTAACTTTTTTAACGCGGCAGCCAATGTCCGGCGTGACAGAAATTGTAAGCCTGGAGCCATCCCTGATTTTATCTGTTACGCTTGTAGTAATTGTTCCCAGTGCAGGTTTAACAGCTATGATGCTCCAGTATTTATATTCAGGTTTAGTAGTTGGCATTTTCATGATATACATTTTCGACACATAGGCAGGCATGATATTAATAGTGTAAGATCCACTGCCTGACCCTGTAGAACTAGTAGTATCGTTAATACCATAGATCTTGTTATCCCAGTCATACCCACTGAAGGTCGCATATACAGTGGAGTACTTTGTAAACCGTTGATATGGTCCTTGTCCCCACGCACAGTAGAAACAGTTTTGATATGTATGGTTATGCGCTGCCAGTACTGCGTTAGCACTGACTGTCGCGTTTTCGGTGCCTCCCACAGAGTTCATAGTATACTTTGCGGACCAGTTAATCGGGATTCTATCACGTAGATCGGGAGCATCATTGGTACCGTCACATACTGCCCAGCCAGATGGAATATCCGCTTTTTCACCATACCAGATCCCAATACCATAGGTAGGGAACTCGTCAACAGATAGGATATCATCTATTTCCTGCAGCTGGGTATTATATGAATCCAACAGGTTTAACAGTTGGGGTGTCATAAACCCACTTTCAGATGAGGTAACATCATCATGTGCTGCTCTTGTTCTACGCCCATAATGGTTATCAAGAGCAGTCAGAATAGTCTGGGTATTAAGCCGTACCTCAGATATGATATTAACAGAGATGGGCGTGGTATCCACAATTGGATCATCACTATAATCCGTTAATTTTACGTCTTGATAACTCATTGTACTTCCTCGCTTTCATAAACTTTACCCGTGTGGGTCAGTGTAATATCGCTGCTGGTCAGTGCTAAGTCCAGATTAGCATCGATACTCTTTGCCTGAACGTATAAAGTAAACTTGTGTTCACCTTTATCTAGTCGGTAGTCACCATTGAACATTTGCAGCGTATATTCCCCACCTTCAATATAGGTGATTTCTTTTGTACTTACGGTATTCCCATCTATTTTAAGATAAACATAGATTTTCTGCGCTGGATTTCTAGACCCATAGAAATTAGTCCAGAATGAAGTTTGTACAAGGATCACAACGTCTTCACTTTCCTCAATGGTTACCGACTTGGTATCCTGGCGTGTAACTGTTTTACCCAGTTGTACATTAGCGCTAAAGGAATCAAAGGCACTCTCGATAAATGGCGGTATATATTCTGTTTTTTCAGTGGATATCTCTGGTTTCTCATATAGTGATGCCATTAAAGCTCGCATACTTACTACTTTAACAGTGTTTCCATCTGAGGTTTGAATCGTATATCCTGTTGCCTTGTATGCATTAGTAGAGTCTGTAGATATTTTTATCGTGGAACCATATAGAAAACTAAACTTGCTACCATGGGTCCCATTGATATACGTTTTACTGATCGAATTCTGGTTAACAGTAACGTTTACCCAGCGTTCTTCAACTACTGCTGTAACGAGGATATCTTGAGATACAACGATATAGCATGGATACTCACGGTTTTCTCCATTAACAGTAATACTTTTTACTGAGTGTTCCGGACCAACATTAAGAGTTATGTGGATCAAAGTTCCTTCCTGCAGCATCAAGGGAGAAGCAGAAGACCCATTGATCATAATGAGACCTGCTTCAGGCTGTACTATTTCAACAGTATAAGTATTTGGAGATTCTAGAACTTTCATCATAAATGGCTTTTTGATATGGAAAGGATTTATGTCCACGTTTGTAGAGGAAGTATCTGTTCCTGCATAGTCCATCGTGTCTTTCAAATACGCCCAACTATTATCCCAGTCATTCTCACCGCCATCACCAACACTTCGACCATACGGCATTTTGTATGGATTCCAGTCATTGTAATATTCAGCGTGGAATCCATTGAAGAACGTGTGGGTGTGTGCTGGTAAATTACTGGTTAGCGCGCCTGTGTTACTACCAGAAGAATGAAGGGGATACTTTGTACCTCCTGGATACCCCATTACTACAAATTTACCCCGAGTATCCGGAGTAGTGGCTTCGCCGTTACACCAGTGCCAGCCCGACGGAATGTTCGATGTAAGCTCGTTCCAGATAACAATGAGTCCAGCAGGCAGACGCCGTTTCGCTTTGTCTATCAGGTCATCTATACGTTTATCTAAGCCATTTATTTCTGCTACAAGTTCTGGGGTTATAAATCCAGACTCAACGATGTTTACAGCAGCGTGAGCCTCGTAAGAGCGCAGGGATTTATGGTACGCCAGGTCATCATCTATTTTTTTTAGATATTCAGATATTTCAGTAGCGTGTATTTCTTGAATAGGTGTCACCGCGGAATAAAGAGGGTCATCAAGCCAGCGTATGATACCATAAATAACTCTTGCCATAAGACTTTCCTCCTTAGTATCCGTGGACTACATATTCAATGGTATCACCAGGTGTATAAGTACCCAGATTGATAACCATTTTTGTAGCGTCGAAATTGATTAAAACAGGGTCAGAACTTTCAGGATTCTGGTTACGCAGAGATATATATACTGGATTATTATTCATAGATTGTGTATAAATAATAGTTGGCATGTTTTCGACAGATGCTTCATAAGTTCCCCACGTTTCAAGTGTACCATCATTCTCATAGTACCAGCCAAGGTTATCCGGGTTACTCTTGGCATCAGCAACTGCCATTCCATCATCATTGAGATTTTCTGTTGTAATATTAGCAACAGAGATTGCCTCGTTAAGCTCTGTGGCCCGTGCAATAGTTGCTATCGCTTCAGGATGGTAGGCTCGGATAGCTATGCCAACGTTGGTAGAGTCAGTGAGTTCACCATTACCAGTTGTTCCAACACTAATATTATAAGATATAATGATATCTCCATTAGTATCCGGGTTAGCTACCGTTGAGTGACCGCCTTTTCCATTCCAGAACCAACCGGTAGTACCAGAAGGATACTTTGCACCAGAATAGCTATAACGACCCCAGTTACCGTTATTATTTTGCATACGTCCCAATCCATGGAAATGATGTTCATAGATTTCTTCGTTCGACAGAGCTGATCCTGCTAATTCATTACCAGCTAAGCAGGCACGTAGTTTAGGTAGTCTAAATGTAGTACTACCGTCTCCTTCGCTAAAGAGGTTACAGGAACCATAAGTATTTAAAATAGATGTGTAATCGCTGTCAGGGGTTAACAGTGCGTTACTTTGTGCCCATTTGTATAATTCTTTGTAAAGTGTACGGGATACCAGAGCACCATTGAGTTCCAGTAATCCAGCAGGAACATTGGTACCAAGTAGTAAATGTAAGGTTCCAATACCATCTGCAGCATACTGCACAATACCTTTTTTACGAAGTATTGTTTTTAAAACTCTGTATGGTGGTTGGATAGTAACATTAGTCGAACTTCCAGAAGTAGAACTGGTGGTCTCAGGGTAACACAGTGGATACCCCTTATCCCAGTAGCCACTGTCGTTTTCAGAGCCTAACGTCCATTTGGAGTCATAACCAGCATTTGAAGTTGAATTAACAGGGCCTTTAATTTCAGATTCCACTTCTGCCCAGTAGTAGTTTTTAAAAGAATGGGTATGCCGGGGTACTGGCAGGTTACCAATATTAACGGATTCTTTACCGGCTACTGTACCACATTCAGCATCGTTTGACGCCCCCATAACATATTTAGAACGGAAATCATCGGAGGAATTACTGCCGTCACAGAGAACATAATCATCTGGTATGAGATCTTCAGATTTTCCCCAATAGATAATGCTGCTTTGTGGAAGCTTTGACTTTTCAACTTCATTTTTCAGTATATCTATTTTTGCTTGATATGAAATAAGTTTTTTATAGAGCTCTGGGCTCATAAAGCCAGGGTATGTGGTATCCCCGTCAATATGGGCATCACTGCCTCTTGATTGGATATGAGCACGCAGTTTATTTGCTACAGACTCAATGTCCTGGCGTAGTGTTACAATGGTTTCTCTGGGTACAGGTGTACCATTGATAACTGGTGCGATTTTTTCTTCAACCATGATAAATCATACCAATCCTTTCTTAATAGTAGAGTGCATATCCTGCACCGGAATCATCGGTAAACTGGGTAGCATCGCCCATCTCGAATTTCAGGCGGCTCCAGGTGAGGCGTGTAGTTTCAAGGGTTTTAGTGACATACATGAATACACTTGCAGATACCGCGTTAGACGGGGCTACAACAGATAGCGAGTAGTATTTAGGGGTAGCAATGTGTGTCATGTTTATTTTAGAGGTCGAGATCTCAGTACCTTCCTGGGTATACCAGGTAACACCAATTCCAGCTTCACCAGCAGAGTTCTGATCAGAGTACATCACTGCACGCATTGTGTAAACATTGCTGGCTTTAACATTCATTTGGTTCGAGATGATCTGGTAGTCATCGTCTGCATTGCCTACCCATAGAAATGCATTACCGGCATAGGCGTCGTTGTGAATAACTGAAAAATAGTTTTCAGGGTAATTATTCCAACCAATAAACGCTAAGCGGCCAGTGGGGTTAAGGATCAGGTTTGCGCCTACTTTATCTAAGGTGTCCTGGATCGAATCGCCAGCGTCAGATGCACCAAGGTCATTCGATTTCTTAAAACTGAATGCCTTTTTAGCAAGTGAAATAATGTAGAGCTCGGTATCGTTGATCCACTCTGTATCATAGCGTACTTCAGTAACAGGACCATTGAAGAAATCGGTAGCACCGAAATCAGTGCCTAAAATAAAATCGCCTTGTTTAACCAAGGAGCTATCAATTAGCAGCTCAGATTTATATATTTGGGGTCCGGCACATATAGCAAATTCTACGATAGATTTCCCAGTGGATTCTTCTGAAGGTCGGATACGCACAGCAGATAACAGGTAAGCATCTTGATAATCGTCTGGAATGGTAAATTCAGGACCGTAGTCAACAGAACCATCCGCCGTATGACTAATATATAATGATAAAGTTAATTTAGAGCCATCTTTTGCCCTATGTACACCACCGATTCTAATGTCAGGCATTGAGACAAAGAGCGGCCCGATAGGACCAGCGTGAGTAGCCAATGTATATGGTTTAAATGTACACCAGCACATAGCAGTGATATCACCGTTATCAGGGTTAGAGATATTGTTATACCTTACAGTACATTGCTGACGTTGTACAGCAGTGTATGGCGACAAGATACCACCGGTTTGCACCATTACGTTTTTAAGTGTAAAGGACGCACGGCTATCAGAGTTTTTAAACTTAATACGGATGTGGATCTGGAATTTCGTTGCACCCTGTGGAATATCAATGTTTTCCAGACCTACGACACCGTTATATTCGCCGCGAATAAGGGATACATCCTGGGTTTTGACAACGGCGCCGCTGTCATTGAGCATATCAAAAGTATAAATAAGCTCAGTACCTGTGGACATCATATTATAGGTGGTAATAAATGTAAAACCACCTGAGATTTTATTTAGTGATTCAGCGCCAGCATCCGTAATTGGAATAATAGCCGTAGAAAGTACTACATCACCAGGTATGATATCGTCTGCTTTGTTTAGATTGGATACCTGGGTATAATCGTCAGACGTGGAGATAATAGATACGCCAGTGCCTTCCGGGATCGCAATAGACCAGCCGGTTTGTGTTTTCATAGACGAGTCGGTACTACCATAGCTCATCATGTTAGTTACTGCACGTTGCGGCCAGGCAGCACCGATAAACGTGTTATCCGGGAGAAATACATCTTCAGGCTGTGTAGTTAAAATTGGTGCTACAGCGTTGATAACATCGATACCTTTGCCTTCACAGTGCGATAGAAATTTCGTATTATTTGTTGTAAAGAGAGAGCTTGAACGAGCAAGATAAGTCAGTGCAGACTCAAGGGCAGCATCTGCATTTATAGAAGATATAAGTGTACGGTTAAAGTTATCCGTCGTCGCGCCTTCACCAGCGATGACTTTAGTTGCATCATAGTCAACCTCAGATATTACCTGGGGGCTTTTTTTAAAATCCTCGAAAGCCATTTATTTTCCTCCTATTATAGGGAATTTTCTCTACTACATATTATACCGAAATTAGGCATAAAGAAAACCCCCAGAACAAAAGTCCTAGGGGTTTCCAAGCCTTGAAAATTACTTAGAGGGGTTCTCAGTATTTTCAGGCGGTGATAGGGGAGCTTTGCGTTTCCGCGTTACTCGCTTTGTGAGACTCGCTGAAGTATCTGCGGCCATTGGGACTGACCGTGTGGTGGCTATGTCAGTAGCGGAAGGAGCCGGAACCGCTACTGATAAGCTAGCAGGAGTTACTTCATTTTCAGGAGTTTCTGTTTTTGTCAAAGTTTCCACCTTAGTGGGTACTGGGTCAACTGGCAGAGGAGGTAGTTTTAGTACCGATTGCAGCGAGAATTTCCTGAGTAGACAGGCGACCTTTGAGGTCAGAGATCTCGTTACCTTGTTTAGTGATAATACGAGCTTGTTCACGCAATTCCAATTGACAGAATCTGTCGTTCAGGAGCTGAGTTTGAGCATCGATCTTAGCACTGAGAATGTTGGTTTGGCTCTGCAATTGACCAGACAAAGCATTGGTTTGGTTGATGATTTGCAGTTGGTTTTCATAATTTGACGTGGTGATCGAATTACGAATGTCGCAGCAACAGGACTGCATCTGAGCCATAATGCTTGCGTTGCCGGATTGAATAGCATTAATAACTTGCTGAGAAGTCATACCAATTTCACCAGCTACTTTGTCAATACCACCTTTGATGCTGCAGAGAGCATCATTGATGCGGTTGGAGTCACAGTTTAAAGCGATAGACATTTTATCAATTGCTTCTTTGTTACCATTGATAGCTTGAAGCATCAATTGGTCTGTTACCCCAGCAGCGTGGGCCTTAGCAATAGCTGTTTCTACAGCACCAGTAATAGCAGCATCGTTAACAACTGCGCCAGCGCCACCACGACCTAAGCCGCCAAAGCCACCAGCACCGAAGCCACCGAAGCCGAACAGAATCAACAGGAATATCCACAGCATACCGCCGTTTGCACCCCATCCGTCACTGTTACGGTCACCTTTTACAGCGTTCTGTAGAAAGTTAGCTAAATCTAAAGAGTTACCATCGGGCATAATAAAAATCCCCTCCTTACATATAGTCTTAGTTTAGGTTTCCCTAACCTGTAATAACTATAACATAAAGAGGGGATTAAAGTTCGCCAGGTATTATTCAATAACTTATCAAGAAGTTATCAAATGATTATCGAGGCTATTTTGCCGGATGGCGGAGTGCAGCCATAGCTTTGTTAGCATATTTAGCTATCCTTTTCAGGATTGCTTTCTTACGTCTATCAAAGGTAGACACTGACATGCCCAGTTCTTCTGCGATATATTCACGAGTGTACCGTTCTGTATAGTGTCTGTATTTAAGATCCAAGATTCTTAATTCAGGTGCATCTAATCCGATGAAGTCGCATAGATCTTCGTATTCCGGCTTTGGAAGTTCACGAAGCATCATCTCCACCGCCTTCAGGTCTTGCTTAGTCAGTCCCATAGCCATTACTCTCCTTTAGCTTCGTCTTTTTCTTCTTCTTTTTCAAAAGCATCACGCAGGGGCACATATAAAACTTTGTGCATGCAGTGTACTTTATGAGCAACCCTTTCCAGGTCAGCTTCTACTTTACCGAGTCTTTCCGCGAGTTCACCGTCTTCTTCACTGGAAGTGCTGGAATGTTCTCGTGTACTTACGGCTTCTGTAACTACTCGTTCATGTTCTTCCATATCAATGAAACAATATTCATTACCCTTGATAAACAAGTGCAATTTATTAGTTTCTGTACAGTAGTAACCTTGCGGAGTAGCAAAGCTGGAAGTTTTGGCAGATGCAGGCACCTGCTCATCTTTGGCGATAGTAAAAATAGTAAGGGCTTGAGGGCCATTAAGCATTAATTTCATAATTCCAGTTCATCTCCTATAAATTATGGAGAATCACTAAGAACTAAAGAGTTTCTTAATTTACACGGGAAAATCTATGAAAGCAGGATGTTGCCCGGCTGGGCTAAGTTGTTTATCTGTCCTTATTCTTCCTATAAATTTCCTTTAGTATCTTAAGATTCCCGAAATTAGATTTTTATTCTACGGAAGCTAAGTTCCGGAATAACAAGTTTAGCATGACGGATTACTCCTTCAGGCAACTGGTTATAAGGTAATTCCATAATAATCTGATAAACACCAGTAGTATCAGTTAGCTCCTGTACTGTTACAAAACTTGGTGTAACTGCGCTTTTAAAATCTGGTAGCAACGGTGTAGACGAGGGATCATTGAACTGAGTATAGCCTAAAAAGGTTTTCCCTTCAATGTCCAGATCTTTAATACCGATGTCCTTCAGATTTAGTTTGGTAGTTACAGAAGTCTCAGTACCATTAACGTTTTGCAGTTCAATATCTTTGACCTGCATTGTAAATCTATTTGCATCATAGGAATAACTGATTAGCGGATCTGCATGTACTATCGTAGGGGCTGGTAGTGCAGTGTTATCACATGTTACAGTTACAGGATATGTAACAGCAATGTTATCCGAGTAAACTACATTGTCTTTTTTAATGCTATCTACTTCTGCAATGAGATTCTTTGCCAGTCGCTGATAATTGAGATAGACGTCATAGTCTTTCATTTTAGGCCATTTGATTGGCTTGATCCCAGCATCATAGACCTTGTAGGTCATAGCCTCAGTAGTAACTACCTGGTATTCGCCGGTAAGCTTAATGCCTGTAAGAGCAATATTAAGGGTACCTGGACGTAATACTTCAGCAGGGATAGTTACCAGGCTATCCAGTTTTAATACTGGCACTGTACGACTTGTATTGCTTTCCTTATGGGTAAAGATAGCAGAGATTTCGCTGTTAAGCCAATATTCATCAAGTGTTTTTATGCGGATATACATGGACTGGATCTGGTACGCTACAAAATGTGTAAACCCAGTAGGTACAAGCACATTTCGTTGTACTACAAATTCAGCTACACGTTCAGCATCGATAACTACATTAGTATTGTCGATTTTTTCCTGCTGTTCTTCCGCATACGCTTTTTCTTCTCTTTTTCTTTGCCATTCAATGGCGCTATCTTCTATTGCTCCGGTATCCGGAGTTTCCCATTGTGGCAAATATATCCTTGGATCAAGGAAAACCTCGACTCCCTGGACACAAGCACATTCATTGTCATACATTGTCATACAGCGTTACCTCGTTTATAGATTAGGGACGTCGGGCTTTTTGCGCTAAAGTTTCAAGAAGCGCGTCTCCCGCAGTCTTTACTTCTGCCAGATTATCTGTAGTCTCTTTGTCACCTTCACGAGCTGCACCTTTTTCCTCAGGATCAAGGATATTCAGTAAAGCTTGGAGCTCATGGACATGCACTTTTTCTTCATGGGCAATATCTCTCAGTACTTTCTGGGCACGGGGATCTACTGCAGCATCTGCATGGGCCTCATATAAGAAAATTGCTTCCTGTTCACCAGCGATATCAAGCCGGATTGCTCGAATAAGCTCGTCAGGAGACATTTGTTTGTTAACATTTCCCTGAAAGGGATTAGCAAAATTAGGCATTTTATTTTTCTCCGATCTCTAAAGGTTTAAATGGGTTGATAGATATAGCGAGCATAGCACGCTGATCAACAGGTTTAGTACATGATTTCAGCTTCCAACCAATATACAGCCTGAATCTGAACCACTTACAGTACTTTTTACAGTAAAATAAGCTCCATGTAGCACAAGTAAGCAGGTATACTCCGCGTTTAAATTTAGATTTAATGCTTTCCGGGTAAACTACACTGAACCACTGTTCGTTATTTAGCTCCTTGATATCAGTGTAGACAGTGTTATCTTTGCCATTAAATGTGCGTCCATTTATTTCATAGCTAAAACCATAATTGGAATTGCGGTAAAGCCAACACACTCTGCAAAAATAGCGTTGAATACGTTCTGTTAGTGTAAAGTTGGGGTCAAGTATTTCAACATATCCAGGAATTATGTGCTCTGGATCACTTTTATCTTCATAGTGATAGATATAGTGTTTATTAAAGTCATATTGAAATATTTTTGGTACACAGTCTTCATAGATCATCCAGGAGATATCTAAACAATTGTCATAAGTTTGCCAAAACCGCAAACATTTAGGTAAATTCCCATATTCATCAGCAAATAATACAACAATTGGATTTGTAAGATAGGCTATGATCATTGCACATAATTCAAAAATTGCTTGTACTATCCAAATAATCATGCTTCACCCTGTTTCCTATCTTTATTTTCAGTTTCAGCAGGTTTGCTGGCATTGTTTACTCTGTCAATAATGGTGGACATAGCTTTATCTACAACATTATTTAGTGGTTTACCAGGACCTCCTGGGGTAGTATTGTAAATACTGTTAGTAATTTTATTGCCTGTGATCCAAATCATACAGGTAACAAAAAGGTAAATAACAGTAGAGGAGAATTCCCCGTAATGGCTCCATGTTTCCTTTAAGTACAGCAAATACAGCGTTACTCCAACAAAAGCAGTGATATCAATGCCAATAATTCCTACAGGTACTACACGATTGATTGAATAAACACCAGCTTCCTTAAGCGTTTCTAATAGATTATCTATGATTTTCTTAAAAATAAAAATCCCCTCCTCATTACCCTCTGGTATATATTATACCTAGTAAATTAAGAAGGGGATTCTAAGTTATAAATCGTTTTCGCTGATTCCGTATGTATTAATAGTTGGACTCCAGGATAAAGTAAAGCCATAGTCACGCTCTTTATACCCATCGACCCAAATCGTAAAGGTATATGTTTTACCTGGTGTTACACCCATAGTTTTATTACTATTGTAATATATCCATGATTTATTAGAACTTGCATTACGGATACCGCATCCTCTGCCTACCCCACTCAACAAACCACGGCTTAATCTAATACGTTCATCAGAGTTATAATGCCACGTAAAATTACATACGATACGCGTAATATGCGGGGGTATAGTTAAGGTCTCTGTCCAGGTACTGCTCCAAGTTCTTTTCCAAGTAACACTACCTGTTGCAATGATCGGCTCGTATATTGGAGTTATAATAGTATCCCCAGTTAGTGTAATGTTATAGGGGTTACCCGTTACGTTAGTTGTTGACAAAATGATCACCTCTATATCCTGATAAGCGCGAGTATCGCATAAGTTGGTCAAGATTATCTCCCAGTAAAGCTTCCGTCGAAGGTTCCGGATCTTGGGGATCGGGGATATCTCTGGGGTCCTGAATATCTCGTAAATAATTTGGCTGCGAGAAGGTATATTCCAGACCATCTATTTCTTCAGTTATTTCCTCAGCTATATCACGTAAATCTACAGATTCTCCTTGTGCAAAAAATATACTTTCGGGTGGGGTTGCTTCGTTTTCACATCTTATCTCTATTTTTACTGAGTCTGGCATAGGAAGCGTTATAGTTGCCTGATATGAATATTCACTAAGTTTTTCCACTCTACACCCAGGCACGTTACCAAATAACATAGCGGAAAGAGGGATTACCTGGCCTTTTGGACTTATAACCGATGAACTATTTAGCTCAGTAGCGGATGGATCGGGAATAAGATTAAGTTCCTTACTAACTTCATAATAAAAATGTTTCCCAGGGCAAGGACGATATAAATACTCATAGTCTTTATCCTCTAAGTTGATATCCGGAAGACAATTACTTACTATTTTTGGCGAAATTAGGTCTCCGATTATTCTATATAGATGTTTATTTATTTTTTGGATAAGTTCTATGAAATACAATTTTTCAGTACTATTTAGGTACAAATTATATCTACGGTTTAATTTATTCATATAAGTTAGTGCTATAGTGTTTATAAGAGATTTCGCCGTTGTAAGCTGATGATCCGCATATGTAAGTGCTAATAAAGGTAAATCCTTACGAGGCGTTATTCTACAGTTTTCAAAAACAAACTCTTTAGTATGCACATTTACATTACTAAGGTACAAAGTTTCTCCTAATCGTTCTGGAGTATCACAGCTTTTCCCTTCGATTGTTATCTTTGATAATATATCAGTTTTTAACCGTATAACAGTTAATGGCTTTTTTAAAACTTTATATTCGGAGCTTTCTCCGTCTTCTAACAGGTCACTGTTTACAGAGGTATAGCCAGGTATACTTGTATAGCGTGGTGTGGAAACAATAGAAGTTACCATACCCTTATATTTCCAAGTATTACTTTTCACTTTAATTATATATATTTCACGGTACAACTTTGTTACAACAAGGGTCATACCATTCAGTTCAGTACTTTTAAGCTTCGTCGTAATTGGATGCAACTCACCATTTCTATCTCGGTACATAAACATATCCTTAGGTATATCGCCTTCGATACTAGTGTTAATATGTGAAGCGTTAAGCTGCATTGCTATTTCGTAGGTATGATCTGGTACAAACATATAGTTACGAGATATATAGTTGGTAGATTCCCCTCTCGCAAATGTATAAATTTTGCCTGTGGATTTTACTCTAGTATTTGTAGAGGTATCCAGTACACAAACACTATTTTTAAGGAACCCTTTCGCTATCTTTAAGATATCTGAGTTACCTTCAATCATCGCATGGCACACATTAAACATATTAGCCACCGGTACTTTAATAGGTAACGAGATAAGTTTTAAATTACTGACAGGTTTCAGATTACTCAAGTAGTTGGCTTGTTTATCCGCTAGCATAGATATATCGCATAGTCTACAAAGTTCAGGCAATATCGACCGAGCTACGCGGTCTGGCATAGTATCATAGGGTGGCTTTAGTATACCTGGTTCTAAATTAATACTAAAGACAACTTCTGCGAACTCCTGTTTTTCAAAGCATATCAATACTTTTTCAATATCAGTAGGTATTTTAAAAATAGTAGCTTTTTTAGCGATGTCATTCACTGTCAGTACATCTTTACTATTATATAATATTCTAGTGCATATAACATCAGTGTCAGGCAGAAGTTGAAGCCCAGGTTTCCAGGATACAAGCGCAGTAGAATTAGCAGGTACAGTTGTATTACCAAGGGTTACCCTACCAGGACCGATAACAGTTATCTCAATGTTTTTCATAGTCATTCATATGGCCTCCTTTTATTTCTCAGTTATCTTAATTATATCATATTTTGCTGAGAAATCAAGACTTATAAGAGAAATCCGGATTATAACACCAGTAGGAACAAGAAACCTAACGATGGTATAATCCGGATAGATAAAAGGGGCATAAAGGAATTTTATATTCAGAGGTTGGAGATACGCTACATTGATACTATACCATACTTTTATTAAATTGTCAATACTTATTTATTCTTTTTTGAAATAATCTAAAAAGTTTGCATTTCGCATAAAAAAGCGGGCCTGGTATATCGTTGCACTTCCACGGCTAGCCAGGGAAGCTTTGAAATCATAGTAGGACTTAATACTTTCATAGTTTATCTTACAGTTTTTGATTTCAATTGGGTAGCCGCTGATATCGCTGGCAATAATGTCCGCAAGTCCTTCTACGGTCACCATGTCTTCCGTTGTCTTTTCCTTTAATAATTGGAATTGATATTGATGTACCAGTTCATGAGCAAGAAAGAACATATAGCTACGGTCAGATAAACCCGAACAATCTATGACAATAACGTTTTCCTTAGAGGTCAGTGCCTGGCTTCGGTAAGCTATGGATTCATAGTCTTTCACTTTTAAGCTTTGCAGTCGTCTGCTATATGCTTTAGTAGAGGGTTCCAGGATAACTACTACATGCCGGTCCAGCTCTAAGTTATATCGTTCTTTAAAATATTTTTCGATTTCTGCTATTTTACCAGGAGTGTCGTATCGGTCATTACCAACGACCTGATGGCTCCATACGATACTTGGTAAATACATAGCTATTAATAATATCAGCATCTGGATGACGCGTTTCATAGATCATACTCCTTACCTATATTAGTAATCAGTTACATTAGGCGTGATACTATTTATACTACTGGAGTAACTAAAAGTCGTATCTCCCCCATTCCATTCTCCATAAAGCAGTAAATTATAGGTTTTATTAGGGGTAACCCCAACATAATAAGTTAAAGGGGCGGAATCATCATTAAAATCATAAGCAAACCAATACTTATTATTGTCTATATTATGGAGTGACATATTGCCTATATATTCTGAGCTTTCTACGAAATATGCAGACAGTACTTTAAGCACAGTTACACCATTGGGTATCGTTAACGCAAAGGATTGATACTCTGGTTCCCGGGTTACAAGAATAGTTTCTACACTGGGCAGAGCTACTTGAAGTACAAACGTGTATTCTTGTACGGGGTCAGTATTTGTAGCAAAGCGGTTGCTAATCGAGGTATATCCAGACGCAGATATTGTAACTCTATAGATTTCATTTTCAAGCAGTCCTTCTAAGTATACTTTACCGTTATTATCTGTTGTAAAGCTCCCTAGCTCTTGAATTTCAATTTTAGCATTTTTTATAGCGTTTCCACTTGAATTTATGACTTTTAGTGTTACTGATATTGTTTGTTTTCCACTACTTAATAATAAGTTTCTATTTGGCATAGGTCCTCCTGGTATTTATTTTCATAATTATATTATACTTGGAAAAGTAAAAAAAGAGAGGTAGTTAGCCTCTCCCTAAAAATATTAGTAATCTGTAACTTCTACTGCGTGTTGATTGATAGTAGGCGACCATTCGAGTTTAAAATTCAACTCAGTGTAACCAGTATCAACGTCTAGATTACCTATACTATAGTTAATCCAATCTTTACTGTTGTTAGCATTGTACAACAAATATTCTTCACCTTCCCCATAATTATATTCAGTCCAATTAGAATACAATTTATAGGATTTATTAGGTGTCACACCTACATACGTAGTCAAACTTAAATATCCGGATTGATTAAATGAAGCTCTTAATACTGTTATTCCTGCAGGTACTGTAAATGTGCTGCCATGTGCTAACGTAGTTTCTCCAGTAGGAGTACTGGCTTCTAAAGTAGCAGATATAGTACAATCTTCTGTTATTGTTAATGATAGAGGGTTCGTAGCCATAATAAGTTATGACAGATTTTGAGTTTAGTAATCGGTTATACTCGGCGTTTGATTGTTAATTGATTGTGAATAACTAATCCACACAGTTCCAGATTCAGTTCCTGTTGAACTAGACGCACCTATTCTTAATGTATAGCTTTTATTAGGTGTTACTCCAATATATCTCAAACCATAAGCACCCTCATAGTCCCAAAGAGATAACCAGTATTTTTTACCATTTACCGAATATACATCTAAAGCTACTTCACCTTCGTTTTCATGGTAGATATCGCCTACGATTTTTAAAACTTGTACACCTGCTGGAACAGTAATTGTATAGGTGCTATCTATATCACTGACTTCTAATAAATATGTTTCGGTAGTTAGCACACTTGCTTCTAATTCTGCCCCGATTGTTACATTACCTGTAACCACTAAACTCATAGGATTGTCCGTCAAAGCCATCTTTTTCCTCCGTTTATACAGAGGGCTATTACATACTCGAAAATAATGTTATTCTAAATTTACAGTTATGGTCTTACCTACTTGTGATTGTAACCACATCACTAATGATGTATCATTATCAGGTAAAGTTACATAATAATAGGCGCTTCCACTAGTGTCACTAAGCGTATAAGTCGTATTATTAATTGTTACTTTTATCGAACTCTGACTTAAACTACTAGCAAAAGATATCCACAGAATATGCAGTAAAGGCTGTTGACTACTAGGATCAACTATTAATCCTGCACTTAATGAAGTTATTTTAGTTCCATAGAATGTATTAGGACTTATACTGCCATACACTTGATCTGATGCATATTCAGCACTACTATAACCGTACTGCCATTGATTACCGCCATAAGTATATTGACCGACCGTTAAAACTGTTTGTCCACTACTTTCAAGTTTTGCACTAACTGTAATATCCTCTGTAATCGTTAATGATATAGGGTTGTTAGTTAGTGCGTGTAATTGTAATAGCAATCTTGGAGGACGACTGACAGACAATTCTTTACCTGCCAAGCCTCCTTCCAAGATATTTTGATATGTATTTTTGTCTCCACACCGGAGATAATGGGGGGGGGGTAACTAACGTTAATTTATTTATATTTACCATAAATTATGGCAGGGTTAAGCTTAGTAATCAGTGACACTCGGAGTTTTATTATTTATAGCTTGTGAATAAAGTATTCTGATATATCCGTCACCATCATCTGATGTAGTAGCTCTTAAGGAGTATGTTTTTCCAGCAGTAACTCCTACATACGTTGTATCACCTGATGATCCAGTTCCATACGCATTACACCAGATTTTATTAGTAGATGTATTACGTAACATAAAACTAGCTTCTCCCTCATCCCAGTTAGATGAGAAACTTCCATCCGCACATACTACTTTTACTCCGGCAGGGATAGTAACGTTTACAGTTTTATCTAAGTATGCTCCAGATATATAGAACAATTGAGTTTCAGTAGTCGGCACACTCGCTTCTAATGTGACTCCAATTGTTGTATCACTAGTAATTACTAAACTTATAGGGTTTTCTACAGCCATCTTTTCCTCCGTTTATACAGAGGATTATTACATTACTTAAAAGTAACTGATACGGTTTTCCCTCTATTTTGGTACAAATATGTCCATGCAGGGAAATTCCAACTACTATCAGAATAACACGAATACCAAGTAGCTTGACTAGATTTTTTATTATAAGTACACATATAAGCTACTCCATTTAAGACAACTTCAACCTGTTTAATTGCAGATTGAGTATCACCTGTAAGAGCCAACCAAACTTCATAGGCTTCGAGGCCACCGTCTGAAAAATAGCGTTGTTCTACACAGAAGCCCTGTATATTATAGCCCTTAAATGTTGTAGGCGAAATACTTCCCTTTGTAATTGGATTTCCTTCGCCTGATGTCCCAAATCCGTATTCTTCGATAATATACCAACCATCTTCCTGTTCGACATAACTATTACCAACAGTTAGATTATAGGTTGCAGTATCAGCTTCTAACGTCGCACTAACTGTAATATCCTCTGTGATCGTTAACGACATAGGATTATCAGTTAGTGCATGTAACTGTAACAAAAGGGGAAGACGGCAAATAGAGAAACTCTTTACCTGCTGCCCCCCCCTACAAGATTTTTGTATTTATTTTTCGACACTTTCTTCAAACTCCTTTCTTCGTTCTTTTTCAAGTCTTGTTCGTTCTTCTTTCCATTTCCTCTTTTGTCATACCACCACAAGCATGGATTATCGCTTCTTTTAATTCTTCAACAAGCTGCCAGAAAGGATTCACTTACCTCTATAGGTGGGTGAGGAATTTCGGAAGAGGCAGCGGATTTCTCTTCTTTAGTAACAACATATTGCCAGTTATTATTATGCCTTACCAGCTTCAGCAACTTAAGACTTACCTGCTTATATTTTTTCTCGGGAACAGTAATATAATTACCGTCTTTATCAACGACAAAAGCAGCAGGTGAAGAAGAAGTTGCACTGTTGAAACCAGTAATCCAGCCACGCCTGCCATAGCAGATTACTTCATCATTAAGATACCAGCCGTTAACCTGTTTAGTATTTTTACTGTTGCGCTTTGCTTCTGTATTTTTCTCTTTACGTCCCTTACGAGGCGTAGCTTCATGCAGAGAACGTTTTCTCTTACGGAGCTGCTTGATCCAGAAGCACTCATCAATATTTTCTTCAACTTTGTCGATACCGGTGATAGCAATCGCATCGTTATAATGAGTTTTTTCCAGTCTAAGAGCCTTTCTTCTTTCAGTAGTAACTGAACCATAAGTAATATCAGCTTCAGAATATTTTTTGTAGGTTCTGATGCGAAGAATATTCATGAAAGATGGTTCTTTATACTGTCTGGTCTTTTTGTGCTTGAGCATCCATTGGTAGAGAATTCCATCTTCCTGATGATTCTCATGAGTATGACATTCAGTGCAGACAGTAATAAGGTTATCTGCCCTATCGCTGCCGCCTTTGCTCTTATATATAATATGATGCGTATGCAGGATCTTGTTTTTCTTATGACAGACCTGACAAGTATAATTGTCTCTTGCGAAAACAAAATACCTTACGTCATAATAACCATAAGTCTGCCCATGCTGATAATCAACACCTTTGATATCGGGATTAATCATCTTCGCGGTATCAAATTTTCCAACCTCGATACGAAGTTTCGAGTCGGGTACAAGGCTGCAGAACTTATCAATCCAGGCAAAATTCGCATTGAGCTTTTCCTGAATACTGGGCGGAAGCCAGCCTTCAGGTCTGATCCTGTTAAGGAATCTTGCTTTGCGATATCTGGTCTTACGATATCTCCTGCCCCTGCGGTATTCTGCACGGGTCTGAAGAAGAGAATGTACATCCTGTCTGAGCTCAACTTCGCCTTTGGCGAGTATCTTGCCCTGACTGATAACCGCAATCCCGATGTGTCTTGCGCCTTGATCAATACCTATAATTACTTCCTGCTTTGCTTCCCCGGTAGGATAGCAGAGCTGGATAGTAAAAGGTCTGTAATCTACAACTTTTGCTTTTTTCTGCCTGAGCAGAATCCTTGCTTTTCTGGGCGAACACGGCATTAAAGCCTGCCCGCGCATATTTTTTACAAAAACTTTCATGATTTTTTGTCCGGAACACTCGAGTCCGGAACCTCCTTTCAGAGTATTTACTCTCAACCGAAGCCGAAAGTAATTATCCTTCGCCAATGTTATAAATGCTTGTCGTGGTCGACCACTCCGGGTTGACTGTCCCTCGCTCTCAGGACTGGTTACAGAGCCCGCTCAGAGCTGCAGACTAGGATATCATCCGCAGGTGAGATCACATAAATAACGTAGCTCCCCGCCGGCCGAAGCCTTTGGATTGCTGAGGCTAGTCAAATAGCTTTCGCAGGACTTTCGTCCTACTAGGCTCCACGAACTTAGGTGGGAGTAATTTGACTTGCAGGTGACATAGAAAACATTCCCCTAACTAAATGTAAAGTACTTTCTAGGCTTGATAATAGTAGTTGTAAACGGGAGTTTATCTTTGTACATTTCCAGTTGCTCCTTGATTACCATAGAAGTAGTGAAACATACCATCTTTTCTCCGTCCAGCTCTATTTGCATTTGAGCATAGTCATCAGTGTTATGCTTGCTTGGCTCGATTTTATAGTGGAGTACATTTATTTCTTTATTAAGGATTTTGTTGATAGATATTTTATCGCCAACAAAGTGTACTGTAGATGCAAATTCACTAAATTTATGCATTTTGTAACTTATCGATCCTTTCTTTAAAGTCATTCAACTTTAGTGATTTTTGTAAGTTATATGTATTCGCCCATTTGAGCCAACCATAAATACTTCCAATTTTAGAGGCTGCACTTAGTTTACTTATCTTATTAGTATCAAGATCACGGTCTAATTTCTTTAGGTTACGTTTCATACGTCGAACAGTTGTTTTGCGTACTAATATGTATCCCTGCGGAAAATGTCTATAACCTAGAAAATCGATACCTTGGGAAGTGGGGAGAAGATTACATTTACTTAATTTGAGCTTCAGATTATTGACTACAAAATCTTCGATTTTCTTAGCCATCAATTTAAGTTCATCTTTGTTATTAGAGAACAACAGAAAATCATCACAGTATCTAATATAACACTTGATGTGATTATCCTGTTTAATGAAGTTATCCAGCGGGTACATATATAAGTTGCCAAACCACTGACTCAAATAGTTACCTATAGGTACATTGGTCGGTGTATCCACGCTGTCAATAATTTCATCTAATAACGCTAATGTTTTCTTACATTTTATTTTCCTGCGTATCAATGCTTTCAATTCTTTATGTGGTATCGACGGATAAAACTTGCTGATATCACATTTTAAGCAGAATTTATTTTTACGCACAAACTCCATACATCTAGTACTTCCGCTGTGTTGACCTTTTCCTTTTCTACAGGCATAGGTATCATTTATAAGATAGCTGTCCCATATTGGTTCCAGTACATTCATAATTGCATGGTGTACTATTCGGTCAGGATAAAACGGGAGTATATAGATTTCTCTTTTCTTTGGTTCATAGATAGTTTTGATTCGGTATTTAGCAGTATGATATGTACCATTTATAAGAGAATCTCTTAGTTCAACGAGGAGCTTTTCTTTCTGTTTTTCAACAGCTTGAACCTTGTGCTGCCATGATTTATGGCGTTTAGCTTTAGTATACGCAAGCTCGATGTTTTCTTTTGATGTAATTTTCTCCCAAAGATTACCTTTACGCTTCATAATAAAATTTTGAATAGCTGACGTTCGCCTTTAGCTACTAGCCCGCCATTCACCCTTTCGTGTATTTTACTGAACCTATATACCCAGTCCAATAAGGTCGGTATACCCAGCCGAGGGTTAGCCGCGCCAGCTAATTTTAAATTCCCTCGTATCCGACGTGCCGCGTGCCGATCAATTGTCATTCCCATAAGCTGAGAAATTGTTGCAATTAGCAGCCTGCGAACTGCAATTCGAGCCATTGTTCCAGTTAGCACCTAAGAGGACCTGCTGCAAAAGCCCATTACAGGTAATGGTATACCTACCCTCTATAATGAAGATTCATTATATATAAATTTGTGGTCGTCTCCGCTGCTTTGCAGCAGATCCGCCCCTCGTTTTCCCGCTTCGCGGGCGATTTAAGTTTTTTCGGCCAGACGGCCAACGTTTTTCGATTAAGGATTACTCGTTTTCATGATTACAAATTAACTACCCGCGGCTCCGACGCGCCGCGCGCCGAGCAATCGTCAGCCCCATAAGCCGAGAAAAAGCTGCAAGCAGCAGCCCGCGAACCGCAATACGAGCCAACGTGCCAGTAAGCACCCAAGAGGACCCGCCGCAAAAGCCCATGACAGGATCCTCGATTGGTATCATCATAGGTACCATTGAAAACTGATTCAGATTGCCATGAGTACCCAGATAAATAGAAGTTACCACTTGACCATGTTGTTCCAGGAGCATACTCGTAGGTATCTTCTCCCCATTGCCATAACACACCAGTACAGTCTTCAATTCCTATGTGACTTATAATGCGCTTATCATTACTAGCTATATGCCCACCTGTGGTATTTGGATCAGCACTACCTTTAATAGTAACACACTCAGGAGTGCCTTTCATTACTACCATAAAAGCATTCCGTGAAATTAAATGTTTAGTAACTTTTCCAAAATACTCAACAAATTTTTCACCATTGAATTTCATGGGAGTTGAGGTTCCATCACAGATAACACCATTATACTTGCTAACTAGCTTTCCCGTAGTTTCATCCCAACTGGGGAGGTAGATATCTACCCATTGTCCATATTCCGTAGAATATACCATGCCTTCAGGATCGCTTTTAGGAAGGTGTAATAGATCCCATACACTAGCAGGTAAGATATCACCAGCAACATAACCACTCAGATCATGTCCCTCAATAACACCTACATCTGCACATAGACAATGAAATCCTCCGATTTTTCTACTGGTATGTTCAGTATACCCTGCAGGAGCGGTAGAGTCAAGAGAAAGCACCAGTGTAGGATCGAGATTGTTAATATTACTTGTAGGTTGACAAGCATATATATAAACATCTTTTCCTGCTCTATCAGCAGCAGTCCCTATAGTAGATAAGTCTAACGTTGCATCTTGGGAAACTACATAACCATTGCCACCAACATTTATTTCTGTTGCGGCGGGGATAACAATGGTTGTTTTATGAGGTTCAAATAGATCTTCCCGGGCATACCATCGAGGCGTATATCCAATGATAGCTCGCAGATTGCGTAGTTCACCAGGAGATATAGCAGATGACATAAGTAGTCGTCGAGTAATACTCATAAAAAACAAGCTCCTTTACTATTTACTCACACGAAATACCTTAAATTTCAAGATATTTATGCTACTTATTATTTTACCTCAATAATTAAAATTTGTAAAGTATTTAGATTCTAAAAGATGGGCTAGTTTTTCAGATTTGGTATACTTATGCATATTGGTATCATCCCCAATATTTACATTCATACCTAATTCCTTAGCTCTACGACGAATGTTTCGTACAAGTTGTGGTTTTTTGTCTGCCGGGGCATGGCGAAACATTTTAATCGCTGCCATCACGTGGTTTTTATCGTTTAAGGGATAAGACCGGGTTTCTGGAATTCCAAATACTCCAGTGGGAAGCCTGTCTCTCGCTTCCGTGTCAAGTTTAGCCATGATTTTACATTCCTTTCTTTGTTTAGTGTCTTACAGGATTTTCTAAGTCTGCCCATAAAAGTCCAAGGACTACGCCGACAGCAAGTGCAGCTAACGTAGCTTTCTTGGGGTTGGACATGATAAATAAATCTACTTTAGCAACTAATGCCTTGGCTCCTTCTTTAACTGCAGTAATTACTTTAGTAGCTATTTCTTTGATTTTTTCCATTATTGATATTCCTCCTAGCATATAAGCTATAATATATTAGTTATTCCCCTCCCCTAAAACAGAGGAGGAGAATCTAATAGGTCCATTTATTACCGATAGGTCAGTTTATTACCGAGCCATTCTTGGTCCAGTTTTTCAGGGTATAACCACTATCAGGTGTACACGTGAAGGTAACAGTGCTGCCATAATTGACATTTAATTCACCCCAATAATTTGTTCCTTCATAGGTAGCATAGATACTACCATGTTCAGGTTTAGAAATAATAACTTTTAATACCTTAATAGTAGCAGCATTGTGAGTTACGGTAGTTGCAGCGGTTACTGTACCAGTCTTAGTTGCGCCACCATTATAGCCTGTATTACCAGTATAGGTAATTGTATAGGTAGTTCCATATGGACAGCTCAGGTTATTTTGGGCAGCACTTGTTGCAGTACTTGTGTAGCTGGGCAGTGTTCCACCATAAGTAGAGTTGACAGCGAGTTTAAGAACATATGTTTGGTTAGTCGTAGCAGGCACAGTCAAGTTATAGTACCTTAATGTGGATGTTGCAGATTTAGCAGGAACGCTGACATCCGCAGTTACTGTTCCACTTACTGCAGCAGATGCAGTATATGTGTAAGCTGCAGTTGCAGCATTTGCAGTATATACAATGCTGTATGCAGTCCCATAATCAACTGTATAATTTGTAGCAGAAGATGTGGCTGTTTTAGCAACGCCACCAATAGTAGCTACGTACGTTTGGTTGGTCGTTGCACCAATAGATAAGGTGAAAGTCTTAATAGTAGCCGCGGTAGCAGTGATAGTCAGGTTACCCGTGATAGTACCACTGGAAACAGAGGGAGTACCTGCGTTATACCCAGTAGC